CTAGCCCTTAATAATATTCACAGATGCTTTTACCGTTCCAGAATATCCCCCCAAATCAATTACAACATTCCAGTGTCCCGCCGACGGAGCCTTCAGACGGACTGGCGAAGTCTTAGTATGACCTCCATAATATTTATGTTGAGCACCTCGTTTGTATTGGGCAAAATTATAATCATCTAAAAGTCGTACATTAGCTTGTTTATCTAAAGTAACTTCAACCATATCCTGAGTTTGCAGATTGACACTGTAGTGTAGAAAATTCATAAATTTCCTCGTAAAAAATAGATCTTGTATCCTGTTAACCCTACCAACAGTGTACGCTTTATGAAATAAAGTTGGAACCTTCAACCTCGCCATCAAATCGGATACAAACTCTTTCTCTTAGTATTTTCTCTCTTTTGTCAAGTATTCAACGTGTTGATTGTGCTGTAAATCACCCTTTTTAGCAATCGTATGAACAACTGCGAACTTCCGCTCTTCGCTCATGAGAGACAATAATACTTAAATCTCCTACATTGCCGGAGGTTTGAGCATGAACACGTCACCGTGGAACAAAAATCGTATCATCGGACAAAAAAGACCGCTTCAGATATCTCATATCTGGGGGATTCGAATCAGACTTGAACTGGAAGGCAAAACGCGCGATCTAGCCCTGTTCAACATGGCTTTAGACAGTAAACTTCGGGGCTGTGATTTGGTAAAACTCAAAGTATCAGATGTTGCATATGGCAGTTCTGTTTCGAGCAGAGCAACGGTGTTACAACAGAAAACCGGTAGCCCCGTCCAATTTGAGATAACCAAAGGGACAAGAGAAGCAGTTGCAGCGCTAATAAAGCGGGGCAATCTGCACAATAAAGACTACTTGTTCCAATCTCGGGTCGGTTCTTGCCAACACATTTCAACCCGGCAATACAACCGTATTTTTCATGGATGGGTAGAAAAGCTTGGTCTCGAAGATTCGCTGTATAGCACACATTCCATGAGAAGAATAAAACCTTTCCTGATATACAAGAAGACCAATAATCTCCGGGTGATCCAACTTCTGTTGGGTCATAAGAAACTAGAAAGCACAGTGCGTTATCTCGGCATTGAAGTCGATGATGCGTTAGAGATCTCTGAGTCGATTGAAGTCTAAAGTTGTCAGGGCTGCAACAGCAGCCCTGTGCCAATTGCGGACATTCGGTAGTGTGGTACGTCTCTATTCATCACTCCCTTTATTAACCCAAAATACTGGATAAATTCCCATATATCCAGCTTGAGTAAAATCAAGAACAACTAGCGTACTGCCTGCATAAACTTTGTCGGATTCAAATTTACTCATTTCAGAAAAACTTGTTGAAATAGAGGTACATCAGAGTTAGTTTGGTATGAGTAAAAGTCAGAAAATATGGTAAAAAACGTTCGACTTGCGGGCAGAAAGCCTTCTATTAAATTGTTAGCTTCCACAATATTACGACGAGAATCTATGGACAAGCCTAAAGTATTTATTTCATATAGCTGGAGTGACCAATCACACCAAGAATTAGTAAAGCACTGGGCAGATAGGCTTGTCGCTGATGGGGTTGATGTCGTTCTTGATATTTATGACCTTAAAGAAGGCCATGATAAATACGCATTTATGGAAAGAATGGTTACAGATTCTTCTGTAACACATGTGTTAGTTGTGTGCGACAAAAAGTATGCTGAGAAGGCTAATGCTAGAAAGGCGGGAGTCGGCACTGAATCGCAAATCATTTCAAGCGAAGTCTATGAAAAGGTAGAGCAGTCCAAATTCATACCAATCGTTTGCGAATTTGGAGATGATGGTGAACCAATTCTACCTGCATTTATGAAATCTCGGATGTGGATTAACTTTTCTAGTTCAGAAGCTGAGAATGAGAACTGGGAGCAACTAGTCAGGCTGCTATACGGTAAACCACAACATGTAAAACCTAAAAAGGGCAAAGCGCCAACATATATAACAAACGAAACACCCGTTCCCACAAGTGAAGCTTTCGCAAAATTCAATTCCTTGAAACAAGCTGTTCTACAAGATAAAAAAGGTATCAATCACTATCGACGTGACTTTATCGATTCTTGTATAAGTTATGCTGATACTCTTCGAGTACGTGAACGACCAACTGTAGACTCAATGGGAGAAAAGATCGTCGAAGACTGCGGAAAGCTAAAAGCAATACGTGATCATCTTTGTGACTGGGTTCTTCTTGAGGGAGAAATTACAGATCCTGAGCACCTATCAGAAGCGGTAATTGAAGTCCTCGAGAAGCTGAGGGAGTTAAAATCACGCCCCCCTGAAATAAACAGCTGGAATGATACTTGGTTCGAGGCCCATGCAGTTTTCGTATATGAAACATTTCTATACATCATTGCAGCACTATTAAAGTCGGGTGCTTACTCAATATTACATGATATTTATTCGTCCCATTATCTCTTGCCATCATCAGATAGATACAGACAATCGAATTTTGAAAAATTCGATTGTTTCTATGGTTACTCGGAAAGTTTACAATCTGTCTTAGCGCCAGAAGGTCGAAGGCTACACGCTCCTGCTGCTGAGCTTTTAAAGCGCCAAGCGGATCGAGAAGATTTGCCATTTGGCGATATAATGCAAGCCGAATTATTAACTCTATTAATGTCATTCATTACTCCAGATACTAGGTGGTACCCTCAAACCCTTCATTATTCGTCCAATGGTAATGGTTATCCATTTTTTGTTAGGGCTGCACAACATAAGCACTTTAAAAAGTTATCTACCATAACCGGTATAGAGTCGGCTGATGACCTAAGGGAGAAAGTAAAGGAAGGTCATGAGCGACTAGAAACTGGGCAATGGCATAACTTTCACTTTGAAAGAAATTTTTGGTCATCCATGAATATGGATGAACTCGACAAGCTTAAATAAGCTAACAAGTTTAGGCAGTCGGACGCAGCAAAGCTGCGCCGCTGCTAAAGGCGTTAATGTCTGCAATTCGCTCAAAGCAGACTGTCAGATTTGTTTGCGTTCTGCCAGAGAAAACTGTCAGATCAGGTCTGAGCTAATACATATTACTTTAGCTTTTTTTCTTCCTTGACTCTAATCTCTTCAATAAACTTGGCTCTATCACCATTAAAAAGAACTGCAGGGTTAATGTAATAGATATATTTTGATTTACTTTGTGCGATGATCTTTTTATCAATAAGTTCTTTGATGCCCCTATAGTAAACAGGGTTAGATAAATTAAAGTCACATTGAGCTGCAATGTCTTTTGCTTTTTCAAAGTTCATATAGACTTCATCTTTACCAATGACGTCAGACATCACGAACATAAAAATATAAAAAAGCTTGTTGCCGGTAAGAGTCAGATCAAATAATACCCGGACTCGTGATATAAATATTTTTACGAACTTGGCTTTATCCACTTCTTGTATCGAGTGGATGACTTTTTCATATTTATCACCTTCGGGTGTTTGAAACTTCTCTCCACGCGCGACAGTTCTTTTTCGGCCTCTGGTTTCTATTTCGATATCATCTTCGAAAATAAATGGGTTTTGGTTAAATGTTTTTCCAGCCATAAATACTCCTTTTTATTATTATGTTTTAATCTATATAATATTTTTAACAGAAATGTCAAATATAGTTTGAAGTTTTATCTTCATTTTTTATAGGAGTAATGAAGTAAATACTATCAATAATGAAGTAATCACCATCAATCACGAAGAAAAATCTACAATCGTGAAGAAAGATCTACAATAACGAAGAAAATAGACTTCTAACTTATTGTTACTAAATGAGTTATTTCCCCTTAAGAAGTATAAGAAATATAAGAACTAAGAGGATTGGGCGTTCGCCCTAGGTTTTTATAACAGATGACGGGCTTTTCTTTTTATTTATCGAGTGCCGAATAAAATGGCACCCAATGACGTTCTGTTAATTTGTTTTTCCGTGTTATTGCATTAGCGGCTACGCCGCGATTTTTTATGGATAAATCCATCATTATCGGAGGCAAGCTCCTCACAGCAGAGTGATTGTTAATGACAATCACAAAGCACTGCTATCAATTGATATTTTTGCAATATATGGGATTAAGAGTAATACTTTATCGATAATGATACTATTTTTTCACTGTTGTTTTATTTACCTTCATATTTAGCATTGAAATAGATGCAAACTACTTCACCGAGTGAAGAAAATAATTTTGATATCATCGTTGGGGCGTAGCCGTGCGACAGCACCATGAGCTTTAGCTCATAAGATAAAAATGTTTTCAAAAAAGATCTCAATAAGTTTTTGCTAAAGCGAAGAGAACAATGATATCAGGAAACTTTTTTCTAAAATTTGGTGTTAAAAAATATCAATAAATATAAATCGCTCAATGCATTTGGCTTGCAGTGCTTTTGTAATATTTTATTTTGATGAAACATATTAAATGCTTAGATAAAACTCAGATTTGAGGAGGAAATAATTGAAACATCTCTTGTCTTAATAAGGCCAGTCTAATGCTGGCTTTTCTTGTTATTAAGTCATTATATAAATCATGATCTTTAAGTTGTTAAAACTTTCCCTGATATTGTATGAATAACTACATATTGTCAGATTACTTTTTCATCTGTTTTACTCAAATAGCCATTAAATCGCTCTCTGAGTTTCAGCTCACTCTACTCATCAACTCTCAATATAGCAAGAAAATGATCGATTAAAACGATCTATAAATAGATATCGATAGCTTTTAACGATTAATAAGCTCTAATCGATCGGTTTTTTAATTGATATTAACGATCAATAATGTATTTGTGATAGGTAGAATCTATCATAAGTTTGATTTTGATCGTTACAAACGATATGACGAAAAACAAAAATAATTTAATCCTATCAATTGGTTAAAAAGTTGGTTTGTTCCTTCGTATCAATCGATGCCTCGTATAGAGCCATCTTATTGGCGCCGGAACGGCCTTTATCCTCTCAAACTGACTTCTTTCGAGGGTGTGTATGAGTAAAAGCATTGCGCTATCGCTGGTACTGACGGTTATAGCTTTATCAGGGTGCCAGCAACTTAATGAAGGTGTGAGTAAGGTCAATGGGGCGATTAATACCTCGTTATCCTCAATGAACGGAACAGTAGATAACGCATTAGGTCTTTCCACAGCAAAACAAGATACCGGCCCGGCATCCTCAGTTGCTGGCCTTGGTCCTGTTTGTAAAGACTATGAAGAAAACGCTATGGCGGCAGTGAAGAAATGGACGGGCAAACGGATCTCAATTGCTAATGCCACTGTTCTTGAAGTCACTAAAGGCAGGAGTGCCAGCGATATGATGACAGGTATGGAAAAAGCAGCTCATGCCAACTATTACCTGCTCTTCAAAACATCAGATACCAGCTATTGCGGCGGTATGGTGTGGATCAATTATTACTCTGGCCTTGATGATGCTGTTCTTACTTACAGGAAAGGCCAGAAGGTCAGCATTACCGGGACTATCAACAATTTCGAAGTTCGTGGTTTCGCAACGGTAAACAATGCCGATATGCCGGTTCGTCTGGTTGTATTGAGCAACGGCACTATTAACCATTAAAAGGGATAAGAACCATGCGTAATTTTTTAGCCGTTACGGGCCTTGCTGTTTTGTTATCAGGCTGCGGTGAAAAAAGCGATTTTGAGAAAGCGATTAATGCAAGGCTCTCAACATCAGAACTCTGCTACTCACTAAAGGACAATGACTTTGCTTTTAACAAAGGTTTCCCGGTGAAGGTTAACAACGGGTATCGTTCTTCTGGATACAATGCCAGTGATGAAATCTTAAATGGTCTGGCTGAACAGGGTCTCCTCACTGTTTCACAGCAGCCTAATGGCTTTGGGAGCATGACTGTTTTAGAGGTGACAGATAAAGGCCAAGAGGTTGATTTTTGGAGCCGTGAAAAGGGTGCTTGTGTTGGTCATCGTGCCGTTGCTGAAATTAAAAGCTGGACTGAACCAAGTGACCGCAATGGCGTGAAAATGACACAAGTTACTTTTACATGGAAGCTGGCAGGTGTTCCGGGCTGGGTTGATAAAAGTGCTTTTTCTGGTGTAAAGGGCATGGATGAACCCGTTGAAACTAAAATTGTTCTGGTTAAAACCAGTGATGGCTGGAAAGCTAACTAAAAAGCTATTGTAAAAAACAAAATCACCCGCCTCCCTTTCTATCTGAAAAAAGTTAGAAGGGGATTCACGTCTGTACTGGCTAACATGCATTAGTGCGCTATGAAGCCGATCCGCAGTAGTTCGCTTTGGTGATTATCTTTTGAGCCTTTGGTCTGCGAGATGTGATTGGTATGCCATCAGGTATGATGGTAGCAGCAATCAGCTTTCCGATAATAGTTGTTATTAAATCTATTCCTGCCAAAGCTTTTTTGCTAAAATTGTTTTCATACAGGGAAATGAGACTAATTAAAATAGTAACAAATGACTATTAGTGCTGTTCTATACACGATACTTATTATCAGTAATTACTATTTTTGCTATGGTGATATATCAATAATCTGACTTTACTTACTCGCTTTTAAATTTTATTCATTATCTCAAAGTTAATTAAATACGGCATTTTTAATCTGGTTAAATCTAATTATTTAATTTAATATGATAGTAAGAATCGAAATGTTGGAGGTCTAAATGTACAATGAAGCTCAGAAGGAAATAGCTAGAAAACAGGTTCTTCACTCAGCAATTGAGAAGTTGACAGCAAAAAGGTCTGATTCAACTTTATGTCCTAAGGATTATATAAGACGAGTTAAATTATTTTATAAAAGTAAAACTAATGACGAGAGAGCATTTCTTGTAGATGAGTTGTCTGATGAAACAATTAAAAGATGGGAGGGATTTTATAGTTCAATAATTCATGAAAAGACAGCGTCTAGCTTAAAGGTTGCTTATTTATCAGGCCCAAGACCTGAAAATGATATTAATGAAATGACTAATCTAGGGATACTGCCGGAAAATATTTGGGCCTTCGAAAGTGATTCAAAAATATATAATGAGGCTGTTATTTCTGCATTGTCTTCACGGTTTCCTTTTATAAAATTAATTAAATCAAATATTGGTGATTTTTTTGAGATATCCCCACAGAAATTTGATATTATTTACCTTGATTTTTGTGGTCCGCTGCCGAGTAAAAAAGATGGGCAAAAAACATTAAAAACAATTACTGCTATATTAAAGCATCATGCACTTACCCCACTAGGAGTATTGATTACGAATGTTAGTCTTCCATCTAAAACACAAAATGAAGAGGACCACATTAATCTGGCAACATTAACTGCTGACTATTTATATCCTAAGTCATTCTTAGAAACAAATGATCCAAAATGGAATTGCACGGATGGGGCAATATCTTGTGGCTTCGATCCAGATGAATGGCGGAGTAAGGTGGCTGATAACATAGAAAATTATTACGGTCAGTATATTACAAGACTATTAATTGATACAATTTCTGTTATATCTCCTTATGAGAATTTTTTATCATCTCACTCACTCTTCAAATATATGTTTAAATTGGGAGATAAAAAAGGCATACAAAATAAAATCGATTCATTATATCATTTTGATTGTGATTATAATGGAGGGGATGTAATTACAGATACATCATTTTATCCAATAATGTGGACGTTTGCAGCTATAAATACAAGTTTTAACAACAATGATAAAAATTATCCACAGCACATTTACACTGACGCATCATATAATAAGTTTTGTTTGTCATTCCTATCTCAATTAAGTATAGACAATGATGCTAGTTCACTAATAAGAAATGTATCCGCAATGCATTTCCTTATGGGAGAGGGTTGGGGGGAGGAAAATTATTATAATGAATCTCTGACCGAATTATCAAAATTTAAGTGGCATCAAACATTATATCCATTTTGTGATTTATTTTTATTTCATCAAGTTAAAGAGGTTTTATTCAGACAGTTATCAGTACCTTATCATGTTAATACTGAACAAACTCAACGATGGACTTATAAAGCCAAAGATACTCAAATGTATATGGATTTGTTTGTTTTGGATGAATGTCGTTATTTATATGATTGGATGCCTTCTTTTGATATGTTTCATTCAGGGATGCAAGATGTCGAAAGACAGTATAGTTTTAGATTTATATTGGATGCCGTTGCGAAACATAGAATAATATATAACAATGAATTCTTTTTCGGAACAGCATCCGTTAGTCGAATGGAGGAAGGGTTCCTAGAAAAAATATTAAAAGTTAGAGATGAAATTCTTTAGTTAGATTGAGTTGTTTAGGTGATCTTTTGTAGGAGCTTGATGATACTGGGTATTATACAAGCTCCAATAATCTGATTTGAAGTATATATTAAACGTTATTTTTCTATTTTCACGTATTACCTGTGAACTCATCATCTATCTTTATTAAATCCCGGTGGTTTCAATGATGGATGATTCCTGTTTTTTCCTGATACTGGCGGCGGAGTAGGGGTATAGTCCAGATTGTTGTCTGCTTTGTGCTGTTCCTCTTTAGGACGACTTGGGAAGCGTCTTATCTCATCCTTGGTTGGTCTATAAGTGTCACTGTTCAACCTTAGTCGTTTTTCATGCTCAGAGCGTGAAACATAGATACCCTTAACCTCGTCAAAGACATAGTTTTCAGCAATACGCTTATCATGCTCAGTATCCACGGAAACAGGTGCAGGTTTCTTCTTGGCCCAGATAAATTTTTCTTTGAAGAATTCAGCTATTAGTAAGGTAAAGCGCTTAAAGATACTTGCCTTCTGCGGTTGAACCTGTTTCCTCTTAGTCTTAACTGGAGCGCGTTTAATTGCTCCGGGTGTTGAAGAGGATGAGGTTTTCAGTTTAGTGCGTGTATGTGGCGTAGGAGCAACCAGAACAGGTTTTTGCCCTGTAGATGAAGCGGATTGTGAACCTGTTTCAGTCAGGATAATTTCTACTGGTTCAGGTAGTTCAGATACCGTGAAACTTCTGAGGTCAACAACGATCTGCAGATCTAAATCTTTGAAGGTGTTGTAAGTGGCCTGAGCTTCTTGTTGCATCTCATCACGAACAGCCTGTTCAGTAGCACGATTCTCCTGAACGTGCTTACTGTTCCACTTGGCACGATGAACACGTTGCATAGCTGGACGGCTGGTTGCTGTTGCCTTGGCAATCCATAGCGCTTTTTCTTCAACATCCAATGTGATAGTGGCGTTTTCGAGTGCTTCACTGTGTTGAGCATCAATAGAACGGTGGTCGATACGCTCACTACTGCCAACGGCAGCCAGATAGCGATTTGCAATCACAGACCACGATTCACGCCAAAGGATCACGTTTTTCTTGTCGTTCCAGCTTCTTTCTTTTTTACCGAAGCCATCGGCGGTGATCGATTTTAATGTCAACATCACATGTGCATGAGGATTAGTGCCATCGAGATCGTGAAAGGCGATATCTGCAATCATGCCCTTATCAACGAAAATTTTCTGGCAGTATTCAACAACCAATTTTATTTTATCTTCATTGTTAAGCTCACAGGGAATAGCAACATCAAAATAACGGGCTGTTTGACCATCTTTCTGACGCTCAACCTTTTCTACTTCATTCCATAGGGCGGTAGAGCTTTCAATAATATGGGCGGGTGCGGAAGCAGGCGCTAATATCTGATGATAGAATAAATCTGATCTGTGGCTGAAATCATATGTGTTGCCTGTGCGATCATCTGTTATTTTGCAACGCGCATGGTAGGCAGCCTTCCTACAGGAAGACATGCCCTCAGAACGTTTCACAATTTTAAACTCCAGATGAAATATCGCCATATACTAATTAACCTCAAATATAACCATGCTGCTGTTAGTTTTTTGCAAGAAAAACTCTATGTCTTGACCTTGGTTTTGCTTTTAGCTTGCGGCAGGCAACCCCCGGTAGGGCCCACACGCTCACGAAGTGAGTGTATAAGTGGGCATTGTTTTGATAACAATGTAAAAGCTCTCCTTATTAATTAATACAACTAATATGAAAGATTGTAAATAAAGAGAAAACAAAACGCCGAATTAAGCGGCGCAATATAGATTAAAGGAAGATGTTATCCGTTAATGTTATTAGATGGCTTGCAATGAATGTCCGAAGAACAAGACGAGTTATCTATTAGACTATGAAAATAAAATCAGGAATGGGACAAATTAAGTAACGTGGTGAGTAAGAGGCTTTGGAAATAACTATTATCTACAATCGTGTTGCATAAATACGTTTCATGGCGGATTAATGGCAGTTAGTGTTATCAATAATTTGTTATTTAAATAAATATGATGTAGGTAATAAAGAGAAGATATGAAAAGGAAATAATATGAGGTTTGGTGAACTTAACGATGTGGCATTAGTTTTACTTAGCGTTAATGCAATAATGTGGGGAATTAATATTGGACTATTGAGCTTATGGATAGTGAAATAAATATCACTCATGGCATTGATTTTTATTGCAAATATGCTAATGAATAAAAAGGAGTAAAATACAAGGGGCATATATGTTTAAAAAAAACGATGAGGCTATCGATTTGGAAGCCAAAAGGCTGCTTGATGACGGGATATTTACTGATTTTGAAAAAGCCTATTTAGAAGCAGAAAAAACAATAATATATATAAGGGAAAAAGCAAAAGAGAGACAAGAGAAAAGTAAGTTTCGATTGAAGATAAAATCAATAAAGAAACAACTGAGTTCTGATCATGAAAGTGTGAATATCCTTTACAGAAATAAAAATAAATACTAAGGGGGATTTATGACAGAAAAGACAATTAAACAACAAATCGCAACAGCACAAGAACGGCTTTACTTTTTGGAATCTAAAAAGAAAAAAGACGATAAAAAATTAAATACACGACAGAAAATAATTTTAGGCGCAGAGGTTGCTAAAGTTTTAGGGTGTGATATTAGTCAAGTAGATAAGAAATTAGTGTTTGGTATCCTGCTGGATATTTATTCTCTTCATGAGAATGATATTGAAAACTATCGTGAACGAGGTCAAGTTTATCTTGATACTATCATTAATAAATCTAAATCCTGATATAATTTTATTTCACGTCCGAACGGTGAACCGGTTTAAAACTTGTTTTTAAGCCGGTGAACTGTTGAGCAAGTCCCAGAAGGGCGCGGTAGTCTATTTCTTTATTCCGCTATGTTAAAAATATCCTTTGTTCATCTTGACCTCTTTTTTATTTTTGCTAATTAATGATTATGTGAAAATAAAAAAGGACAAGAAAATGATTAAACAGCATAAAAAAGGATTTTCCTTATTAGAGTTGGTATTGGTTTTAGGGGTTGGCACTGCAATGGCTTTTATTAAATTTCAGGATATGAAAAATGAGCAAGAAGTTGCTATCGCTAATACGGTAGGAGCGCAGATAAAGCAAATTGGTGAAGCGGTTAATCGCTATATCTGTATTCGATATGACAAGCTTTCAACCCTGACAAGCAGCACCAGTCAATCCAATGATCCGGGGCCAAGAGTTTGTTCATCCAATGGCTGCGGAATCACTTATCAGACATTAATTAATGAAGGACTATTGCCTGTCAGTTATACCGGGATAAATGCAAATAAATCTTCGTATAAAGTTTTATTGAAACGTTCAGGTATTGCTCCTAACTATGTGATTAACGGCCTTGTGATGACAACGGCAATATGGAATGAAGGAGGAAAAGTTCGATATGATCTCCTTGGTAAAGCGATGCAATCGGCAGGAATAGACAGCGGAATGACCCGATCCCCCACTGTAGCTTCTGGCTATGGTGGTCAATGGAATGAAAAATCATCTGATTACAGCAATATTACTACAGAAGGTTTATTGGCCTATCGTGTGGGTTATAATTCATCAATGTATTCGGTTTATTTGCGCCGTGATGGCACATTGCCAATGACGGGAGACTTGAATATGGGCAGCAAAAGTATTAATAACGCCAAAGATATTACCGCTGTAGGCACTGTGATGGCTGAAGTATTAAAATCGACAGGATCAACCAATGTTGGCGATGCTTTAACCGTTGTAGGAAATTCGACCTTGACTGGCGCTGTAGAAGTAAGGTCTACCTTATCGGTGACTGGTGCTTCAACCTATGGCGGTATTGTTCAGGTTAATAATGTGATTAACGCCACCGGCAATATCAATACGACTGCAGATATTAACAGTAAGCGTGTTTATTCCAGTTATATCCAGTCGACAGGACGTATCACATCAGAAGAATATGTTCAGATAAATGGGATTGCTGTATCTGGTGCAGTCTGTTCACCTAATGGGCTTATTGGGCGATCAAATGCAGGGGATATGCTGTCTTGTCAATCCGGTGTTTGGGGTTCAGGTGGAAAGGTAGAAGTTATTTACGGGAGTAATCCTGTATGTTCAGCTAATAAAATCCCTGTAGCACGCTACTGGACACAACCGGGAGGTTCTAACTATGGTAATTATTGCACCTTACAAACTGGCTGGGCTGGAGTCACGACACCTTCCTGCGAATCGTGTGCAAACTGGGAAAAATGCCATATGGTTTATTCTGCATCATGGTCAGCAACAGCGTGTAGTTAGTAAATTTATAGGGATTGTATAGTAATATTTATGATGCTGATGGAGACCATTTATGTGCGCACAAAACATTTCTCATGATAATATGTGCGCTATACAAAGTTTATTGTTGTCGATTAAGGCGCAGTTATTACTTGTCCACTTTCAAAAGTAGCATAGTCAAATTCCACAATATCTTCTTCAGCGCCACGACTGTCATCTTTAATTTCCGAGATTCTTCCAACTAGTATTCTTCCCGAGGAATGTTCAGCTAAAAACACCTCTCCTTTATTTATAATATAAGAATTTGATGTGCTATCATAATTTTTAAATGATAAGATTTCATGTGGTAATATATTTTTAACTCTCGCAATTTTTGTTATTTCTGCTCCATTGTGTAAATATATTGATGTATCACTTGCCTTGCTGAAATGTAATGGAAATGAAATGTCATTAGATATAACGTCAATTATTCCATTGTTTGTAGAGTAATCAAATGAACTTCTTTTTACAGAATGTTGACTACTATAAACTTCTTTGCTAGCCTTACTTTCAGGTTGACTTATATTAATACTTTCAATTGGTTTGTTTTTCTGAATTTCGTTATTTTGTATTACAAAGTTTTTTGCTTTTGCAAATTCATCGTCTGATATTAATGATTGAATTTCTTGTTTTAATTTATTTATACTCTGTGAGTTATCTACTTTATTAATTTCATTTATCTTTTCTAGTATTGTGTTTGTTTTTACTAGAATATTGCAGTATGCCTCTTTAACATTATATGAATGTTCAATGATTTCTATATTCTCTTTTTCTAGGATAGTGTGGCGCTCAACCATAGCCTTTATATTTAATTGCGATTCTTTTTGTTTTGCTTTTTCTTGTTCAATTTTAGTATTAGACATTTGATTTGATAATAGTAAAGAGTTTTGTTCGTCTGCTTTGGCTTTTTCGTCAGCAATATCTGCTTTTGCTTTTTTATTAGAAATAAGTATTTTATTATCATATTGTTCATTTATTCTATTTGTATCATTTTTATTTCTTATCTTTTTTGCTTTAACATGTAGCCATTCAATTAATAACTGTAAGTATGGATATAGTGAAGCTAATATTGTGCCTATAATTATAGGGATGGCTAACCTACTCCAATAATAGTTATCTTCTTGATTTAATATTATGTATATATTTTTCTCAATTGGTTCCTTGCTAAATATCAGTATAAGAATGTTATCCCAGTTAGTGGCGATCCAGCTAAGAGTAATAAAGCCAAATAAGGGGTTTTCTAATCTTTTCGATATTGCTTGCTTTACTGATTCCTTTAATTCTTCCAATTTTTCATGCTCATTTATGGTAGTAAGATTATTGATGTATACTTTATTTAGTTCCACGTATAAAACTAATTAACTTATTAAAACTAAATCCAATGCCAGAGATGTTCGGCTCTAATATTATCGCGTCAACAATTGCTGAACCAATCCCTTTTTTTAATTCTTTTGCCACGCTGAAGTTAGATAAATCTTTTTCTAATTTTATATCTGAAAAAATATTTTCTATAAGTGAAATGACTTCTGTAGAAGTTTGACATATTTTCTTCAATGGAATAAGTATAAGCTTTAGATCTCCTTCTTTTGATTCTTTATATAATCCGGTTGCTTTTCTATAGCCATGATTATTTTCTTTAAAATAAGAAGGGTGGGCATTTGTTATTAATATTGCAGGTAGTATATTATCTCCTCGTTCATTGTTTATTTGATGCCAAGAAAAAACTTCGTTCTCAAAGTGAGCGAGTTCTGTTCCTTTAATTATAATGGTTCGGTTATTAGCTGCAATATTTGCTATTTTATTAAAGTTGTTATTGATTATTTCTGCAAGTGGCTCATGCCACCCATAATCAAGCAAATAAATAAGATAATCCCGGTCTTCACTTTTAGGGATATTTGTAAGAGAGTGAACATGAAGGCCCATAAACCAACTCCGCCGTGAGTGCTTAGATTATTGATAATATAGCAGAGAATTTATGAAATTTAGATATAATCGTTCAAAGAAAACTCAATAATTTTCTGCTATATATTCGGTTATTTAGCACACACAAACGGTCTAACCATCCCTTCACAATTTGCATTAAGGTAAGCTGCCTACCATTGACCATTGACCATTGACCATTGACCATTGACCTTATTCAACCAATGCGATACAAGCCATCGCACGGAAACCAAGACCATAAACTTCTGTTTGGGTCATTTAACACAGATCTCGTTGGAGCCGTAAGATCACATCACTATCACGCTGCAATAGCCTTATGTTTCTGCACTTGAATATAATCCCCCCACCATTGCATAAGATCTGCTCTTTCGACGAGATACTCTGCACGATTGTAAGCGGCTATAATCTCAGTGCTTTTGGTATGAGCCAAAGCCGATTCGAGAACTTCTGTCCTGAACTTACCGCATTCCTCTGCTGCTGTCCTTGCGATAGATCGCATACCGTGGGCGACCAATTCACCCCCTAACCCCATACGGATTAACGCTGCATTGGCTGTTTGCTCATGCATATGGGTCAGCGGAGTTTTTATGCTGGGGAACACCCATTCACGATGGCTACTGATAGGCTGCATATTTTCTAATATACGAAGAGCTTCTTTGCTGAGCGGCACCTTATGAGGACGTTTCATCTTCATAAATTCGGGGGGGATGTTCCAGATTTTGTTCTCTGTATCGATGTCAGCCCAACGCGCACGAACAGCCTCTCCGGGGCGAACCCAAGTAAGCAATTGCCATTCAATCAGCATACGTGTTTCCAGCCGTATGGAAGCATTAGCCAGTGCAGCCATAAATCTTGGTAGTTCGCTGGGGGGAAGGGCGGGCATATTTTGCTTTTTAGGTTTACTAAAACGCTGACCGAGATTATCAGCAGGATTAAACTCAATAAGTTCTTCTGTCGCTGCCCAGCGGAAGATTTCATTCAGGCGGGAAATGATTCGGCGCAGGGTTTCCAATACACCGCGTTGCTCAATGGGGTCAAGATGCTGCTTCAATAACTTAGGCCGGATCTCTTTGATAGGAACATTGCCTAATCCGGGGAAGATATTTCGTTCAAGACTACGCCAGATGTCTACTGCATGGTCTTTGGATATACCAGATGTCTTTACCTTCTCATCAAACCACTTTCGAGCAACGGCTTGGAGCGTGTGCTCAGTAGCATCCTTTAATGCATTAGCCTTATCGTTGTTATGGACTTGTGGATCGATGCCATTGGCAAGTAAGGATAGGTATTCATCCCGCAAAACTCTTGCTCTTGCTAACGTGAGGTGGGGGTAGGTTCCGAGGCTTACCTTTGTTCGCTTTTTAGTTACTGGCACTGCATACCTGAAATACCAATTTTTCTTTCCACCCCTTGAGAGGGGGGCGATTCTTAGCATTAAGCCATCACCGTCAAACAAGTTGATTTCTTTGTCTGAAGGTTTAGTGCTTTTGATTTCTGTATCCGTGAGTTTTTTTGCGAGTTTTGCCATTTTGGGACCCTCAAGTTTTGGACCCTTTGTGTTGGGTCCCAAGGAGGGTGCCATAAGTAGTGGTTTCTAGCAATTCTCGGTAGACTACTATAGACGTAAAAAAGCCCGCAAGGCTGGTTCCAAGCGGGCTTAGTAGACTTTACTATACTTCGGTAAAACTAAAAGTGGTGGAGCTGGGGGGATTTGAACCCCCGTCCACAATGTTGTAACTTATTGTTTATTATGGGTAATTACTTTATGCTCATCCCCCGTGTGCATTTAACGGATACTTTTTACTTTAATACTTGGTAGATTTAAAATGTAGTTTGAAGGTGATAGTTTAAAATGTTAGGCTTTAAGTTGTAAAAACGAGTTTTTTTTGTATTTTTTGGAGCTAGAGATGCTAATCGAATTCTCTGTTGATAACTATAAGGTCTTCAACTCTAAACAAACATTATCAATGCTTGCCAAGAAATCGTACAAAGAGCATATGGAAACAACATTTGTTCCAGAAAAATTTGACGATTTACTTATTAATAAGTCAGCTATAATTTATGGTGCTAATGGTGCAGGGAAATCCAGCTTCGTCGAAGCCTTAGATTATTTGCAGTCTTATCTGTTATTTGGTTTTGCCACAATAAATTCAAATACTGATGATGCTAAAAGGTTCATTAATAGACCAATACCAAAATTTCGTTTTGATCCGCAAGCTAAGTTAAAACCGACTCTCTTTGATCTTCATTTTTTGAGTAATGATGGTGAAAGGTTTCATTATCAATTGTCTATTGGAGACAAAAATATATTAAGTGAAGCTTTATGGTCATACGCAAAAAAAGGTAGTCGGGCTAAGACCATAATATCTCGTGTTTATGATGAAGAACTTAATGACTTTAATTATTATTGCCCCGCACTTTTAATTGATAAAAAGACTCTTGATGTCGTTATAGATAAAGCAAAAGTTAGTCTTAAGTCACCGATGATATCTATTCTTGCAGCCTATGAGGTTGAACAGGCTGAGAATATGCTTGAATGGATAGGAAGCAACCTTATTATTAATTGTAATAAGCATGACAAGTTTTTCAGATCTACCACAAAAGTAGCATTCTTGGATAAATTGGTTAAGAATGATAAGTCTGTTAAAAGTGAAATATTATCATTCTTGAAGCAATTTGATTTTTCTATTACTGATATTATTGTGAAGAGAAGCGATTTCGCTTTCCCTGAAGATATCCCTGATCAATTAAGGGATGTGTTCATGGGAGATGTTGGATACCGTATTTTTGTTGAGCAAACGACCTCTAGTGGAGTTAAAAATCGAATAAATTATGTAAATCTATCTTCTGGCACTAAAAAGTTATTTGACTTGTCAACATTCTTTATTGAGTTTTTCTCTAGCAAGAATAGTGTTCTTGTTTTTGATGAATTTGAGTCATCGCTTCATCCCTACTTAGTAAAAAAAGTATTTGAAATAATGGTAAAGAACGTTGAGGCTAGGCACCAAGTTATTCTAACCACACATTCAAATGTTCTTCTAGATACTGATAACTTAGTTAGGCGAGATCAAATTTGGTTTTTAGAAAAAAACTCAGAGTTAGAGACTGAGTTATATCCTCTTAGTGACTTTTCTCCTAAGAAAGAAGATTCCATAATGAAAGGGTGGGAATTGGGTCGCTTTGGTGGCGTTCCTTTTTTGGACTGAGGTGATGAATGGCTCCTAAAACAAAAGAGCTATTAATAGCTCAAGGTTTGAAGAAAAGATCTCCACGAAAGATAAAAAATGAGAGAAAAAGGACCCTTATAGTTTGCGAGGGAACTCAAACGGAACCACAATATTTCAAGGATATGATTCGTGATTTGAAAATTTCTAATATGGATGTAGTTATCAGGCCAGGTAAGCATTCTAATCCTACTGCGGTCGTAAATACAGCCATAGAAATTTATGAAGGTGATAGGACATTTGAAGTAATTTATTGCCTTATAGATACAGATGAGTTTGGTGCAAACATTAGTGCTGCAGAAAAATTAATAAAAACACACCAGTTTTCAAAAAGAAAAAAAGATAGTTTAGGGAGTCGTATTCCTGAAGTTAAGATTATAAGGTCAAATCCTTGCATTGAGGTCTGGTTCATTCTTCATTATGAAAAGTTAAGGCATTGTTTTAAAAAAAATAATAAAACAGCAGCATTGAATTGTAAAGACTATTTACGTGTAAAATATATATTGGGATATAATGAAAATTATAAAGGATTATATTCAACAATAAAAAGTTTGGGCGAAGATGCATTAGTGAATGAAAAAGAACTTCATGATTGGATTAAACAGGAAAAACTTGACAACCCATGGAGTCAAGTTGGTATTATCTATTCAGACCTGCATGGTTTAGTTTATTCACCATTAAAGAAATCTTGATTCTTCTAGTTTATAGAATTTTGATTTTTATATCAACAAGGTATATATTATCTTGTTGATATAATAGATGAGAGAAAACTTCAGTTATTATGTTATTTCATAAGCTTGCTTAAACTTTTTCTTATCATAATCCTCTAAGTATTGACCGTAATGACGAAAAATCATTTCAGGACCTTTATGACCCATTTGCCCTGATATCCAGAATAAATTCGCGCCCTGGCTAATATGCATCGTGGCAAACGTATGTCTGGTCTGATAGGGATTCCGGTACCGGACGCCAGCCATTTTTAAAGTTGGTATCCATGCTTTTTTTCTGATCGCATCAGCACCGGCCCAAGCCTCATTCGTTTTCGGATCATGGAAAACAAACTCATTGAGCATAAAGGTAAAGGGCTTCTGATTTTTGATGGCCAGTAATGCTTCGGAATCTAATTCTATTTTTCTTCGCCCCGCCTTAGTCTTCGTTCCCTTAATTACCCCTTCAACACTGGCCGTTATTACATGGGCTGTATTGCCGACGAGATCGAGATCTTGCCACCTTATTGCGCATAGTTCTGAACTTCTCATTCCGGTATGCAAAGCAAATCTAAACAGGTTTTCCCATTGAGCATTCATCGCCGTGGATAGAATGGCTTTCGCTTCATCAGGTGAAAGCGGATCAACCACATATTCACTTTCTAATCTGACATTTTCACCTTGATAGCGAGATGCAGAAACAAGCGAAACAGGATTAGCCGGTAGTAAGCCATCAGTTACTGCTTCATCTATCGCGGAGCCTAAGAACGATAGTCTATTGCGGATAGTCTTCAGCGCTACCTTTTGGCCTTGTATCCAATTTTTAACCATTGCGGGCGTAAGGTCTGAGACATTAACTTCATGTAGGTTGGATAGGGCATTCATGCACTTCTTGTAACCGGCAATTGTGCCTGGTGATAATTTGCGGTTTTCACAAATTATAATGTATTCATTCAGATACGTTTTAATGTGCTTTGAGCTTTGATTATTACCAAACACCTTTAATCGTACCGACCGAGGAAATTGGTCAGCATAATTAAAGGTGCCTCGTTCTATTCTGTTGTGGATCTCACCCAATAGCCTTTCAGCATATTTGATATTTTTGGGTGTCACTTCGATGTTAGAAAGGGGTTCACGGCATTTAACCCCTTTATATGTGAAGGTGATATTGATTGTCTGCCCAGCTTTATGGCTGCGAACAGTTATGCCCCTTGGGAGCTTTGCCGATCCCCTCTCGCCCACTTTGAAACCTCCGTAAGATCAATCCAACGTTCTTTAACACCATCAACTTTTAAAACCTGCTTGCCCTCACGCCATACTCCACGCTGAACACGCTTATTGATGGCTTCAACCGTCTCCCCGGTGGTAATGCAATACGCACTGATGGGGATGCAATCGAGACTAATCATACGAACCTCCACACTGTTTATTTAAAGGCCTGCCGCACACAGGCCATGAAAAATCTATTTTGCATTCTGTTCACCCCCTCAGGCTGGCTGCAAATTCCCGTAGGTCACGTTCGGCTATTAATGCTGAATCAGTTGGGCCTGTAGTCTCTGTGATATTTGGCTTTAGGTCGGCTAACGTCTTGTCTGATAGATTAAATATTGCGTATGCAATGCTGTTTGCTGCACCTATAGCAACATCTCTAGCATCTGTTTTAAGTTCTGAGATTTCACTAACCAACTGCTGCACCCTGGCAATGGTGTCACCCGGCCCCGCGCCGGTAATACCCAAAGCCTCGGCAATCAGAGTGCAGGTGTTCAGTGCCGCATCGCGCTCAGCTTCAAGGCTGGCAATGGTTGTCCTGTACTGTGGGTGGCAATAATGAGAACCACTAAAGCCGCTTTTCCATGTATAGCCGCACTCACATTTGCAGATATCGTTATCTGGTTTCATCACTGCTTCCTCGCATAGAGAACCCCGTCAACTGGCAGGCATTCATATTCAGGTGGCAGACCTTGTTGCTGGATGTCGGCTATACAGTTCTTATCATCCGGGTAGACGTAGCCTTGCGGCTCGTACTGGCACGGCTGGAAGGTGTAGCAGACGAGTAAAAACAGGCCGTACATCATGATTGGGTAGCCACGGTTAGCTCATTGAAACGAGCCAAGAAAGCGATCCGCGCATCTCGTGATGACATTGGCACTATTGCCATTTCTGCCGGTGGAATACCTGCCAGCATGGGCCACTCTTTACCATCATCGATGTCTAACTCTTGGCGCTCGGTGGTCAGCATCACCAGATCGCAGTAGTGGACGATCGCGGACATTTCGGCAGGCAACCCAAAGGTTTCACGAATGACGGTATCGACCTGCTGCTCAATAGCCTGGTAATCAGGCAGTAGGCGTTTAAGAGGTGAGGGGATATCTTTGCAATATGCCTCAGTTGCATCATGCAGTAAGGCTTCAAGGGCAAATTCTTCTGGCACAATCGTGCTTATTAACAAGCAATGTTGGGCCACGCTATAGAAATTAGGCAGGTGACCAGCAAAGCGGCATTCATGCGATAACGCCTGCGCGATATCTTCAATACAAATACTGCTGGCCAGTGGTTTTAAATAATCAAAGTCCAGCCCTGAATAAGTCGTGATATGTGACATAAATATACTCCACACGGTTTTTAGGTAATGGTTATCCAATCACCCAATTAATGGGCGATTTGTAATTCTTTAATTAATTATTCTTTTTCTGTAGGTTTATAACTCAACAAAATACACAGCCGGTTAATAACATCAGTCAAGAAAATAGTAAGCACTGCTGCTTCATGTCTCCAACGATAGGGAATATCATCCTCATCATCGTATTCAACATCATCACGAGTATTAATTCGTTTGAAATGGAAGTTTTCAGTTAATAGAAATGAAAGGTCACCAGTACATAAACACATTTGGTCAACAATAAATCCATCATTTAAATTATCAGCGAGTTCAGATTTTATAGTGTCAATTTCTGCGGCATATTTGATAACTTCGTTTTGCTCACTTTTACGTGATAACTGAACAAAGTCACCAATATAGAAACCGTCAAAAGCATCTTTCTCGTGGCTAGTAAATCTTTTCAATCGAGTGGTGAGGCCATGTTTGATATCACTAATGTGAATAGTTTCAGTCTTGATGGAGCCTACCGCCTTGACGAGGTAGGAAACAAACAAGGAGGCGAAAGGCTTACTACCAGTCGCAACAATTAAAAAAGCATGTTCGATATTATAATAGGCATTAATGACAGTGGTTTTAACAAATGCTTTTTTGCACAACTCAGAGATAACGATATCTTTGACGGCATTTCGTTCTGCTCTTTTAAGTTTTTTACCTGTTTGTGATTCAATAACAGTAGCACGTTCGTTTACTTCTTTATTGATAACATGAGATGGCATTATTTTTTCATCAATGCGTAGTGAAACCGATAGCCCACCATTAAACGGCGTGACTAGCTCACCAGTGATGATATTTGGAATAAAACCAACACGGATCTTTTCATTCTCGGCAATGGCAGTAAATAGAACTTCATTTAAGTGACCTGAAAGTAATTCAGCTTCAGGCAGAGTTGCCTTAAAAATAATTGCATTTTTTAACTGGGCTTGTTTCACGTTAATTACTCCACATAGGTTTATTAGCAATTATCACCGCACCGATAATTGTTATTTAGTTACTCCACACACAGAGAAGCACTCCGATCCGGGGGCTTTATACTGTACGGGTTTAAAGGGATAACCCGTCCGGAGTACTTCTCTGTGTGTAAAAAGAGCGGCTGGCCTGTCAGAACATTATCCTCACTCCCCCTGGTGTTGGTTGATTGAAGAACTGGCGCAGCCGCTAAAAACACAGCAACAGCAATGGAACAAGGTTGTGATTTCCGGCGCTTATCTCCGGCTGCTGCAATCGCACAGGCTAGCTCTTTGGTAAACCACAATCGAATGAACACTTAACAAATACTCATGTGATTGTGAGCCTGATTACTTTCCACCTCAGGCGGCGGTGGTATCTTGGGAGTTCTCACACAACCAAGAGGGGCTTTATATGACTCACATCCATAGTCGCGAATATATGGAAGATGGCAATGTTGTTACCGTTGAGTGTTCACACCAAATAAACGTTCTATTGATGGATGATTCTAACTACAACTCCTATCGTCGCAACGGGCGTGCAACCTATTACGGTGGTTGGTATACGCATTTTCCTGCCAATATTTCAGTTCCACATTCTGGACATTGGAATGTTGTTCTAGCTTTACCCGCAGGGCATCGAGCAAACATCAAATACTCAATAAACATTATCAATTAGCTCGGGCATAGCCCTTGCTGATTCAATTGCTTCATTGAGAGCGGAAATGATTTCTTTGGAAATTCCGCTCTCAATATTGGTATCGACTGGCGACATAATTCCACCCTTTGGGCTATTGCTATACACCCATACTGTCTCACCAAAACTATCCTGTACGGTTACCTTCATCTTTCTGTCTCCAACTTATCGAGTATTAGGTTCACCTAGCGAATCATCCGGTGTTTCTATGCCACCGGCAGCTACTACGTGGGCGTCCTGCCTGTCCGCTGTTGATGTATTAAATCTAATTTAACTTAGGTTTTGTGTCAATATTAAATCTAATAAAACTTAGCTTTGTGGGTATGAGACTCTATAAAGAGTCGAATTTTAGTTAGAGTTCGTACTGTACGCCGCGAACTACACCGATGATGGTGCAATTGCCATTGATTGGAATATTGTTATAACGTGGGTTTAGTGGGACTAAGTATTTGTGAGGGCCATCGATGAGAAGTTTTTTTACGGTAGCTTCGTCTGTACCAGCTAACCGAGCAACGACTATCTTACCGCTTGAAGCTTCAACTTCAGGATCAACAATAACAACCGCACCTTCTGGAATACTGGGTAATCCATAAGGGTTGGTCATGGAGTCACCTTTCACACGCAAGCCAAAAGAGGTCGGCGAAACTCTCAAGCCTGTATCCATCCATTCATCAACGTTATCAATAATTTCTGCTGCGGCACTTTCTGTAAAAGCACCTGCTTGAACCCAAGAGAGAATAGGTATGCGACGCACGCTAGAAATTACTGGCTCAGCACCACCAAAATCAACACCATAAAGAATATACCCTTCAGATGTATTGAAGAATTTTGCTAATTTAATTAATGATTCACCCTTGGGTACGTTGAGGTCTTTTTCCCAATAACCAACGGACACATCAGAAACACCACAATAAACGCCTAAGGCTTTCTGTGTTGTTTTTGATGCTGTTCTTAGCCGTTTAATACGCTGACCAACAGATTCCATGAACTTATCCTAATCAACATGAAGCTAAGTTATCTTAGTTTTAATTGACCAAAGATAAATTTGCTTTTAATATCTAAGATAACTTAGATGGAGGGTGCTATGACTACTGATGAATTAGAGAACTATTTCGGCGATGCAAACCTCGTTGCTGAATTTTATGGGGTATCGCCTGAGGCCATTTACCAATGGAGAAAACGACCAGGGCGATTAATTCCAAAAGGTCGAGCGGCAGAGGCAGCGCTAAGAACAGACGGCGCTCTGAAGTTCAATCCAACTCTCTATAAAAACAATAGAGCTTAATAAGCCCAAATTAAACCACCAAAGAGAGAGAAACATTGTGGATAACAAAGACTTTCCAACTCAGCCGGATATTAGCGACGCGATACACCAGTTGATAACTCAGACACCGGGCAAGTATGACGCGATGGCTAAACAGTTATGCCCACTGTCCGGTACCGAGAATGCACTACGTAACCGCGTTCGTCAGTTAGCGGGGCAGGTAGTGCCGCTGGGCATGGCCATAGAAATGGAATCAATCTCTGGCCGTTCCGACATTACCGAAGCCATGTGCAAGCGAGCTGGTGGTGTGTTCGTGAAACTGCCGGAAGTGAATGACATTGGCAACGACGAGTTACTTATCAAATTTAACGATCTGCTGGTGGCTTTAGGTGATTTTGGTCGTGCGCACAATGAGTTTACCGCTGATGGCGTGTTAGATCGTGATGAAACTAAGCGGCTGAAAGCTAAGGGGTATAAAGCGCAGTCAATTATTGCAGAGATTATTGCGATATCGGTGATGTTATGGGGTGACGCCCCAGTGTGCGGCACTGAGGCGTCGGGTGCATTAACTAAACGTGTGGAGTAATTAACGCATGAACATTGTAGCGGCTAAACGTTCTATTCCGCAACTGCGTTGCGTTTGTGTCAGCCCGTTCCGGTATGAACGAATGATAAGGGGCCAGTGGAAACCGTGCAACCACAGCAGGGCGCAGGGGATTGTGGGTGTTGTCTGTCGTAAGTGGGGCCGCGTATGACTAATCCTGGCACGACCACGATTAACCCTATTCAATTGCTGGATCGGTATTACAACGATAAGCGCGGTATTCGCGTTCACGTTATTCGCTATGACAGCACGACTGGCGAGGTTATCTATCTTCGTGATGGCTACGAACATGGTGAATTAACTAAGCCTATCAAGCGGTTCAGAAAAGAATTTACCGAGGTGGATGTATGAGTCTTGACGCTATGCGCTGGGCCAAGAAAGTCAAAACGGGCCGGTCATCCGCTAAATCCGTGCTGACTTGGCTTGCTGATATGTGTGGGGCCGATCATTGTGCTTTCCCCTCTATTGCGGCATTAGCTGAAGCTACTGAGTTAGATAAGAAAACGGTTCAATCCAGCCTCCAGCATTTGGTTGCTTTAGGTATGCTTGCCGATACGGGCGAGCGTCGTGGACGTACAAAGCAAGTCATTGTTTATAAATTGATTGGTATTGATGAAAGTATTGCCGATGTTGAACACACCCAAAAACGGGAACATTACCGAAAACGGGATCGTTTAAAGCAAGTTCCTGCCAATGCAAACATACCCAAAAACGGGAACATTACCGAAAACGGGATTGTTTCATCTGAGGTAACACCCCCAATTTTGGACGGTAACACCCCCAAAAACGGGATACGGAATCTTTCAGGAATCGTTAAAGATCTAAAACCAATACCCCCTATAGCCCCCCAGCCGATTGATCCAGAAGTGGAGTTGGTCACAACGGCGAGAGGGGTACTTCAATTTTTAAATCGTTTAACGAACGGTAAAACCACCCCAAGCCGCGAAACGTTGGCAGATATTCAGGCCCGTTTGCAGGATGAATATACCGAGGCTGAATTACTGCTGGTTATCGAATGGCGCGTTGCAGAGCTTCTAAACAATCCAAAGTGGGCACGGTTACTGACAGCACCGGAAATATTCAGGGCGGATAAATTCTCTGGTTTCCTGTTGGGTGCTAACGCTTGGGTTGCTGCTGGCAGGCCGCTACTGGACGCCACTGTTACAGAAAACATTGATTTTGAAGAATCATTCCTACGGTTGCTCGGTAGTCGTGGTCGCCCAAGGAATGCGGCAGAAAAAGCGGCTCAGGCAGAAGCTGATAAAAATCATCTTGGCTCAATTCCAAATATTACTTCGGCAAAAATGCAGTGGCGGCCAATTTTGGTTAGAGCTTATGCCAAGCATGGCACGGGGGCGATATGACCTATCAAATCATTTATGCAGATCCACCGTGGCCTTACCGTGATAAAGCCAAGAGCGGGCAACGTGGCGTTGATTTCAAATATAAGACTATGGACCTTGCTGATATTTGCCGTTTGCCTGTGTGGGAGTTGGCGAGTGAAAGCTGTTTATTAGCTATGTGGTGGGTGCCAACTCAGCCACTTGAAGCATTGAAAGTTGTTGAGGCTTGGGGCTTTCGGTTAATGACCATGAAGGGCTTCACCTGGCACAAAACCAATCGCGTGAAGGGCAACAGTGCGATCGGTATGGGCCATATGACCCGCGCCAACAGTGAAGACATGTTATTCGCGGTAAAGGGGCGATTACCTGAACGCCTGAATGCTGCTATCTGCCAGCACCAGACCGCCCCGCGCGGTGAGCACAGTGCCAAGCCTGATGTTTTCCGCGATCTGCTGGTTCAGTTGCTGGGTGATGTTCCCCGCATTGAGCTGTTTGCCAGAACACAGGCCGAGGGCTGGGATAGTTGGGGTAATGAGTGCATCAATAGTCTGGAATTAACCCCTGCCACTATTCTGCCTGCACCACAAAGTCAGCAACAAAATATTCCTGAAATTATTCCGGTACCGGAAACCGGTAATACCGTTTGGCCCGTCGAAGTGAATCTGTATTTCAGTAAGGTACCAGGTGCCATCGAATTACCTACCGATCTACAGCATAAAATTTTAGGCAACATCAATCGCATGAAATTAGACGGTATTCCGTCTGATGCCATTATTGCCGCCGCCACAACACTTACCGCCGCTATGGGAGCAACAGCATGAAAGAAATCATCGTAGATAATTTTGCGGGCGGTGGTGGTGCCAGCACAGGGATCGAAATGGCAACGGGGCGCAGTGTTGATATCGCAATCAATCATGATGAAAACGCCATTGCTATGCATACGACAAACCACCCTGACACCCTGCATTACTGCGAATCAGTATTTGATATTGACCCAGTAGCAGCGACCGCCGGCAGACCTGTTGGCCTGGCATGGTTCAGCCCTGATTGCCGCCATTTTTCGAAAGCTAAGGGCAGTAAACCAGTTAAAAAAGAGATCCGTGGTTTAGCGTGGGTTGTCGTGCGTTGGGCTTTGGCGAAAAAGCCTCGAGTAGTGATGCTGGAAAATGTCGAAGAGTTTAAAACGTGGGGGCCGCTGATTACTGCCGAAGATGGCACAGAACATCCTGATCCTGCCCGCGCGGGTGAGACATTCGCCGCATTTGTAGCGATGCTGACTACGGGCATTGATGCCGAACATCCTGCACTACAAGAGTGCTGCGAGGTTTTAGGGATTGATATCAATAGCATAGATGCTAATCGACTGCAGTCTGGTTTAGGATACATCGTTGATCACAAAGAACTTCGGGCCAGTGATTATGGTGCGCCGACCATCAGAAAGCGCTTTTTTATGGTGATGCGTTGTGATGGTTTGCCAGTGATGTGGCCGGAGCCGACTCACGGCGATCCAAAATTATTGGAAGTTCAAAGCGGCCACCGTAAACCGTGGCGCACCGCTGCTGAATGCATTGATTGGTCAATTCCATGCCCGAGCATTTTCGAGCGCAAGAAACCGCTGGCAGAAAACACATTGAAGCGCATAGCGCGGGGTATTCAGCGCTTTGTTATTGATAACCCCATGCCGTTTATTGTGAAGTGTAACCATACCAGTAGTAAAACTTCCAATGACTGTTTTCGGGGGCAAGCTCTGGATCAGCCATTGCAGACGATTACCAAAACGCACGGCTATGCGGTGGTTACTCCACATATAACGAAATTCCGCTCTGGTGCCACGGGGCAGGAATGCGATGAACCATTGCCGACAATCACCGCCGGTAGTTCTGCTCGTCCTGGTGGTAATGGTCATGCTTTGGGAATGGTAGAAGCAAAACTGGCTCCGTTCATTGCTCGTATCGGTCAAACCGGTTTTGGTGGCGACCGTATGGCATATGAGGCAGAAAAACCACTGACGACAATCACCAGCAAGGCTGAACACCTTCTGGTTGCCCCGATCATTGCTCGTGAGTTTGGTAATAGTGTGGGGCATGTGGTTGATGAGCCAAGTGGCACTATTACGGCGAGCGGCGGTGGCAAGTCTCGGCTTGTTTCTGCGTTCCTGGCTAAACACTTCGGCGGCAACTATACCGGCTCAGACGCTGATCTGAATCAGCCAGCTCGCACAGTGACAATGGTTGATCATCATGCGCTGGTAACTTCAAATCTGATTAAATTGCGCGGTACCTGCAAAGACGGTCAGCAGGTTACCCAGCCAATGCCAACAATCACGGCCGGTGGTCTGCATATCGGTGAGGTTCGTGCTTTCTTACTCAAGTATTACGGCAATGAGAAAGAGGGCGTCAGTCTGAACGATCCGCTGCACACCGTGACCACCAATGACCGGTTTGGACTGGTCACCGTTGAGGGTATTGATTATCAAATTGTTGATATTGGCATGCGCATGCTGCAACCCCATGAGCTATACGCCGCGCAGGGTTTCCCGAGCTGGTACATTATCGACCGCGATTACACCGGTACTAAGTACGCCAAAGATAAGCAGGTAGCCCGCTGCGGTAATGCGGTGCCACCGCCATTTGCGGAAGCGCTGGTTCGGGCCAATCTCCCAGAAATGTGTATCGAGCGTAAAGAGGTGGCGGCATGAAACTATCCCATTCTGTTGTGACTATGAGCAGTCGTGAAATCGCTGTACTGGTAAACAGCAAGCACAGTGATGTGAAACGCTCTGCAGAACGTCTATATGCTGGTGGTATTTTAACCGCGCCGTTGGCGCAGTTCGATTTTGAGCACAACGGCAATCGATATTTTGAGTATCGGTTCAATAAACGCGATTCTTTGGTATTGGTTGCCAGGCTCTCACCTGAATTCACCGCTGCAGTAGTTGATCGCTGGCAAGAGCTGGAACAGAACCTGATCCCTCAAACTTTGCCAGAGGCATTACGCTTGGCTGCCAATTTGGCAGAAGAAAAGCAACAACTTGAAAACCAGCTTTCTATTGCGGCACCAAAAGCTGAATTTGTCGATCAGTATGTTAAGGCCAATGGCTCTCTAACTTTCCGGCAAGTTGCAAAATTACTTAATGCCAGAGAACCAGAGTTTCGTCAGTTCTTGCTTGATAATCACATCATGTATCGACTTAACGGGATGTTATCGCCTCGTCAGTATCACAGTGACTTAGGGCGATTTGAAGTTAAGACAGGTACTAACACCGTCAATAATCATGCATTCGCCCAATCCCGTTTTACTCCCAAGGGGGTTAAGTGGGTTGGCGGGTTGTGGGCTGAATATTTAGCCAAGGGTGCGGTGGCATGAGAGCAATCTTATCAACATTCATTCAGCCAGAGCTTGGTGTTGTGATATTGAAGCCAGGTGCAGATTTATTGCCGTATATGTCAGGCCGCTTGCTGGTGGCCACTGAGCCGGATGAGTTTAAATCGCTGCCTGCAGGCGTGTTGCCGGTTGCCAATCAACAGCTAGCCAATGATCCGCGGCTGTTAACCTTCTTTGAGCATGAGCGGGTTATTAATGCCGCTGGTGGTCCTCGAGTGCTGGAGGCATGGGTTAAGCAACTGAAAGAGTGCCAATGGCATGATCCAGATGATTCCCACGTTCAAAATCTCACGACATTGAGTTATGGCCAGCGGTCAATTCGTCTGTGTTGGCATCATGATAATAAGTTGAGAGAGCATACACTCCCCCGATTGAATCAGCTGGCGACCAGCAATCTCATCACTTGGATAATTTCAACAGTATGTAGTCATTTTCGGCTTCCAGAGGGCCACCAGCTCACTATGCCGGAATTATGTTGGTGGGCTGTCGTCAATGAGGTTTCCGACTTGCTCCCCGACTCAATTGCTCGAGCAAGTTTGCGGATGCTACCAGCAGTGATGAAATCAGGGCCAACGAGGGAAAGTGATATCACTTGGACGCTAGACCCGACACAAATCATTGAAAACAAAGTTGAGCAGGTTAAAAAAGTACTGGCACTGAAAATTGATGATGAGCCACCAGCCAGTTTTATGCGTATTCCAAAGCGGCAGCGCTGGGAGAGCAAGAAGTGGCTCAGGTGGGTTAAATCCCAGCAATGTTGTGGGTGCGGTAGTTCTGCTGACGACCCTCATCACATTATCGGTCACGGTCAGGGGGGTATGGGTACCAAGGCTCACGACCTATTCACAATTCCCCTATGCCGTTCCTGTCATGACGCACTGCATGCCGATTTGCGTACGTGGGAAGCGGAACACGGTAGCCAGGTTGTGTTGTGGTTTCATTTTATGGATCGGTCTATATCGATCGGGGCAATGGCTTGATGGTCTTAATGTGTGGAGTAGAAAAATGAACCAGCAATATCTCCAGTATGTTCGAGGTGTATTGTCTGTTGCCCTTGCTGATATATGCGGAAACAGCAAGGGACAATTAGCGGCGTTCGATGGTGCGGCACTCGCGAGAACTACACGGTTCAAGCGCCAGCGGATTAGGAGTGTTGAGGTAGATGGCCGGAAAGTTTGCCAAGAGACAGAGCCGATGAATTGCCCAGAAACCCGCTCCCGTAAAAGCCAAATCACCCCGATAGATCCACTAACCTATTGCACCAGTGCATGGCGTAGAGCTGTATTCAAGTTAAAGCCTCATCAGGCTGCATGGATTCGCTATTGTTATTCGTACGATCTGACATTCGATTACCAGGTAGAGATATGCCGCTATATATGGAATGAGTATCAGCCGCAACTATTACAAAAGTCAGTCACAACAAAAGTACGCCGAAGAGTAGAAAGCCTTGTGTGGCTTGCGGTGCAGCAATCAGCAGGTATAGGTCACTTGCTACATGGGAAAGAATATTCATATTCAGAGCTAGCGGGATTGGTGGGGGTTCGGCGTAATAATTGGACAATGCACTATGCGCCGCATTGGGAATCGCTATTAAGGCTGGCTGAAGCATTGGATGCGGATTCTCTGAATTGCGTTGTAAATCACAAGTCAGGAAGATAGCAACATTTAGCGACATGATGCTTGCAAAAGTGAACAAAGTAAGCCATATTTAAAGCATATTTGATATGTTGCTACTAATTTAATTTATAGCCTCGCTTCGACGGGGTTTTGTGTTTTATGAGTTCCCAAAAATGACAAGCCCCGACATATAGTCAGGGCTTTTTTGTTTGTGGAATGGGCGGCAGAAGAGTGCTGGTAACACTGCTTCTGCCATTCGCCTGTTTGCAAAGTCACAGGCGAACCAAGGCCCAACGCTTGTGTGCACAAAGCGGATCTGAGCCTACCAAGAAACGGTAGAATGATCTATGAAAAATACTGTTTATTTAGACAGTAGTAAAATTGTTAACGCTGATTCTCTTTATTATATCAAAACCCTACCTGATAACTGCATTGACCTGATAGCAACTGATCCGCCTTATTTCAGGGTTAAATCATGTAAATGGGATAACCAGTGGGGGAGTGAATCAGAATATCTTGCCTGGTTAGATGAGTTGCTTGCAGAATTTTGGCGAGTATTGAAACCCTCCGGTAGTCTTTATATGTTCTGCGGTTCTCGCCTTGCTGCCGATACTGAAATCATGGTGCGGGGGCGATTTAATGTCTTAAACCACATTATCTGGGCTAAACCATCAGGCCCATGGCGGCGCATGCATAAAGAGGATCTACGGGCTTATTTCCCTGCAACTGAGCGGATTATTTTCGCAGATCATTACGCGGGGCCATTTACGCCCAAGGGCAGCACTTATGCCGACAAATGCAAAACTCTGAAACAGAATGTATTTAAACCATTGATAGATTATTTCCGGTCAGCCCGCGCATCGTTGGGTGTATCAGCCAAGGCGATTAATGAGGCAACTGGGCGTCAAATGTCTAGTCATTGGTTTAGCGAAAGCCAGTGGCAATTACCAAGCGCCGAACAGTATGCTGTGCTGCAAAATCTATTTGATCGTATTGCCTCTGAAGAGCATCTGCAGGGGATACTGAGTAAACCCCATCATGAACTGGTAAAGGAATATCAGACTTTGAATCGGCAGTATTCAGAGTTAAGCCTTGAATATGAATCATTGAGACGGCCATTTACCGTTACTGCTGATGTGCCATATACCGATGTTTGGGCGTTTCCCTCAGTTGCATTTTATCCCGGTAAACATCCATGCGAAAAGCCCAGTGAGTTAATGGCGCACATAATCAGATCCAGCAGTCGCCCCGGTGATGTCGTTGCTGATTTCTTTATGGGTTCTGGCTCCACGATAAAGGAAGCCATCAAACTTGGCAGGATAGGGATCGGGGTAGAGCTTGAAGAAGAGCGATTTTTACAGACGGCAAGCGAGCTGAAAGAGTTAGAAATAGAGCTACAGTCAGATTAGAAAGGTATGCGGTCAGCACATTCGTAGGTGTTGACGCCGGAACCGTAACCGGCTTCAAATTATAGTTAACGGCATGAAAACGTTAACGTACGTGTTTTAAGGCTCACTCCGGTGGGCCTTTTCAGTTTTAGCCCACCAGTCACCCAGTCAACTCCACACACATTACTCCGCATGAGTGGCTGCACTGGTGGGTTAAATTCCTTAACTACGCGCCCAACCCGCTGACCGGGAGGGGGAGATCATGAAAATGAGCAATATCGCTTCTAATGCTTCCTACCTGGTGTCTGGTGGTAGTTTTATTTTTTGGGTTAAAGAGCTGATTGCTGGGTTCACACCTGATGAGTGGACGGTTATCGGCGTTCTTGGTTCGTTATTCTTCATGGCCCTGACATTCATGCTTAATGCTGGCATCAAGATTTGGGATAGGCGGCATGGTTATAAACCGGATGGTGAGTGATGGCCTCGACAAAAAGCAAATTAAGCGCGGCTGTCCTGGCTCTGATTATGGTCGCAGCACCGGCCACAATAATTCTTGATCAGCTTTTAGATGAGAAAGAGGGTAACCGACTTGTAGCTTATCCAGATGGAAAGGGGATTTGGACTGTTTGCCGTGGCGCCACAATGGTTGATGGCAAACCGGTAGTGAAAGGGATGAAGCTGTCAGCAGAGAAGTGTGCTGCGGTGAATCAGCTAGAGGCTGACAAAGCTATTAGCTGGGTTAAGAAAAATGTCCGGGTACCGCTGACGGAACCACAGATTGCCGGTATTGCTTCGTTTTGCCCCTATAACATCGGCCCGAGTAAGTGCTTCACCTCCACGTTCTATAAAAAACTCAACGCTGGCGACCGTAAAGGCGCATGCGCTGAAATCAAACGCTGGGTATATGACGGTGGTAAGGATTGCAATATTCGCTCAAATAACTGTTACGGGCAGATAGAACGCCGCGCACAGGAGAGCGAACTGACATGCTGGGGGCTGGATGAATAGGGCCATTGGAATAGTCATTGCTGTGTTGGTGGTTATTGTATTGGTTCTGTTCTTTAACAGTTATCGCCTCTCAAATCAGGTCAAAAAAACGGAAGCGGAGCTGGTGGCCGAGCAAGCCACAAACACGGCACTGGGTAACATCATTGATGCTTACGGTGCTAACGATGCCGCAAACAGAGCAGCCACGGCCCGTCAGCTAGAGAACGAAAGGAAACTACGCAATGAAAGTGACGAACGACTCAGGCGGTTCAAGGCTGCGGGTATCGGGGATTCGTGTATTGATAGCAGGATGCCTGATAGCAACATTAGCATCCTGCAGGAGTAACCCACCAGCACCCAGAACAGCCGAATTAATCCAGCTGTGGCCTCCTGAATCAGCATTAACTGAATGCGAAGTGCCGGAGTTCGTCGGTACTACTTGGGGCGATAGTGGGCTGTATGCGCTGGCCCTCAAGCGTGAGTTGCGGATCTGCAAGGGACGGCTGGATGAGATTATTAGCTGGCGGCAGAATGCTATGCGAAAACAGTGAGGATGTATGGCGATTGTTGAGCTTTATAAAATAGAAGTCTGGCTTAAAAGTGATGCGGGTTATGAATCCTCACCTGCAATAGGCTTTTCGAAAGAGAGGCAACTACCTGTAAAGGATGGGTTCGTTTTCTTCAGCGATCTCCGAGAATTGAATGGTTTTGGTTTTCCATTGGATAGTGTCCATCACTACAAAATCACAGCAGTATTTAGGGAAAGTGACAATGCCACCACGAATCCCCCGAGCATGCCGTAAGCATGGGTGTCGCAACACTACAATCCATAGTACTGGTTATTGTCCTGAGCATCAGAATACAGGATGGGAGAACCACCAGCAGGGTAAGACCAGGCATGAACGTGGCTATGGTGCCAATTGGGATAAGTTGAAACCACTGATAAAGGCCAGGGACAAAGGGCTGTGCCAACAGTGTCTGCGGGAAGGTCTGGTGGTGTCGGGTACCACGGTTGACCACATCATACCCAAGGCTCACGGCGGCACTGATGAACCATCCAACCTTGAACTACTGTGCTGGCCTCACCACCGCAAAAAGACCGCAGTTGAGCGGATCAGATAGCGATAAATAGCACGAAGGGGAGGGGCGGGTAAAATCTCTACAGCCCTTGTCCTACCGTACCGCCAGCCTCGTCAAATTTTTATACGTCCGAAATAAGAAATCTTTTTTCGATAATTTTTAACATTTGGAGCCATCAATGGGAACAGCGATGAGGGCTGCTGGTGGGGGAAGAAAACAGAATTTACCCACCAAAAATAAAAGCAGTCTGACCCGAATTGCTCCCCCAAAAGAATTATTGAGCGAGACGGCGATCGGACTTTGGAAAACGCAAAGCAAAATCCTGATCGAGCGCGGCACGTTCGAATTAGAAGATGCACCTCTGTTACTTGCCTACTGCAATTCCTTTCACCTGATGATTACCGCTGAAAAAGTTATCACCAAACTGGCTCTCAAGGATCTTGAGAACTTGGGTCTGGCTGATCTCGGCGGTACCGGTGGATTAAAAAAACATCCGGCAGTTGCCGTCCGTAACGACTGTGTTTCTCAACTGGCGCGCCTCGGCTCGCTGCTCGGTCTAGATCCCCTTAGCCGAATAAGAATGACCGGGGGAAGTTCACCAGAGGAAGAAGAGAACGAATTCGACGAGTTTTAACTATGGCAACATACCCTCACGTAAATGCAGCAAATCAGTATGCGCGGGATGTGGTCAGCGGAAAGATAATTGCGGGTTTATATGTCATTGCCGCCTGTCAGCGTCACATTGATGATCTGGCTGAGTCCAAAAATAAAAATTACCCATACCGGTTTGATAAAGATAAAGCAGAGCGGGCCTGTAGATTTATTGGGTTAATGCCCCACACCAAAGGTGAGTGGGCGAGAAAGCGGCTAAAGATAAAACTGGAACCCTGGCAGCAATTTATCTTTGCTGTTGGGTTCGGTTGGCTAAAGAAGAAAAACAAACTCCGTCGCTTCACTGAGATTTATGTCGAGGTGCCTCGGAAAAACGGTAAATCCCTGATTGCCGCGGGCGTTGGTAATTATATGTTCTGTGCTGATGGAGAGTTTGGCGCGGAAGTTTATTGCGGTGCGGTGACAGAAAAGCAGGCGTGGAAGGTGTTTCAGCCTGCGCTGCTGATGGTGCAAAAACTGCCTGCGATGCGGAAGAAATTTTCCATCAAGCCGTGGGCTAAAAAAATGACTCGCCCGGACGGTTCGGTATTTGAGCCTGTCATTGGTGATCCGGGGGATGGTGATTCGCCGTCATGCGCCATCATTGACGAGTATCACGAACATGCCACGGATTCGCTGTATACCACGATGACCACTGGCATGGGTTCCAGAAGCCAGCCGATGACGTTGATTATTACTACGGCTGGGTTTGATATGCAGTCGCCGTGTTATGAGAAGCGTACGCAAATTGTGGAAATACTCGAGGGGATACGCAAGGGCGGCGAAAGTGATCACATCTTCGGGATTATTTATACCCTTGATAAAAATGATGATTGGACTCAGCCAGAGGCATTAGCCAAAGCCAACCCCAATATGGGGGTTTCCATTGAACCCGATTTTTTGCGGGCTAAACAGCAACTGGCCATTTCGACCCCGAGCCAGACCAACAAGATTAAAACCAAACACTTCAACATTTGGGTAACGGCTAAATCAGCTTATTACAATATGGAGAAGTGGAAGGATGCAACGGATAAATCGCTCACCTTAGAGCAGTTTAATGGGGAAGAGTGCTATCTCGGTATCGACCTGGCTTCAAAGTTGGACTTGAACTGCGCTTGCCCAATATTCATGCGGGAAATAAACGGTAGGAAACATTATTACTGTGTCGGCGCGATGTTCTGGGCACCGGAAGATACCATCTATTCAACCGCAACCGAGCTAAAACGCACCGCAGAACGTTATCAAAACTTCGTTCAGCAGGGCTTTTTAATCCCCACGGACGGCGCGGAAGTGGATAACCGGCTTATTTTCGAAACAATATCCAAGTTGAATAAGCAGGTGAAAATAGTCTCTTCCCCAATTGACCCACATGGCGCAACCAGTCTTTCACATCTTCTGGATGAAGAGGGGGTGTCGCCCATTATCATCACGCAAAACTTTACCAATATGAGTGATCCAATGCGGGAGATTGAAGCAGCTCTTGCTGCGGGCCGCTTTCATCATGACGGTAATCCCATCATGCAATGGTGTATGACCAACGTGATTGGTCGCTATTACCCAGGCAGTGATGATCGGGTGCGGCCAACCAAGCAGGGTGATGAAAACAAAATTGATGGGGCTGTTGCGGGAATTATGGCGGTTGGTCGGGCTATGTTGAACGACATCGAAAAAACTCTTTCTGATCACCTTGTTTCTCATGGGATCCGCTCTCTTTAAAGGCAACTTTATGATCCAATTTCTTTCAATATTGTCCTTGATTGTAGGGCTTATCGGGGCTGTGTTGCTGTCGTATGGCGCATGGCTAACTTTTCCTGCATTGGGATTCTCGGTTGCTGGTGGCTTATGCCTGGCATGGTCTTATCTGGTGTCCAGATCGGTGGCTCAAAAGCCCAATGACAATGATGGAGGGGCTTAATGTTTTTTCCAAATATGTTTAAGTCCACCCCGGATACCGCTCGCGTGACCACTCCCGCTGAATTAGCCGAAATAGTGGGCATGACATACGACACTTATACCGGTTTGAGAGTTAGTAGCCAAAAAGCGATGCGCCTTACCGCTGTGTTTGGTTGTATTCGTGTCCTGGCTGAGTCAGTCGGTATGTTGCCTTGCAACCTTTATAAATCAGCGAACGGTCGGCGGGAAAAAGTCCCCAAAGAGCGACTCTCAAAACTCTTATCTCTCAAGCCTAATGGATACATGACCCCGCAGGAGTTCTGGGAACTACTGATTGTTTGCTTATGTCTTCGCGGCAACTTCTACGCCTATAAAGTCAAAGCGTTAGGTGAGGTGGTGGAGTTATTGCCACTCGACCCTGGCAGCGTTGAACCTAAGCTGAATAGCCAGTGGGAACCGGTATACCGAGTCACTTTTCCAGATGGCACCACAGACGTTCTATCGCAAGATGATATTTGGCATGTTCGTATTCTCACACTTGATGGGCTGAATGGGTTAAACCCCATAGCCTATGCTCGCGAAGCGATATCGTTGGGGTTGGCCACTGAAGAACACGGCTCGCGGCTATTCAAAAATGGCGCAGTGACATCAGGTGTTCTACGGACTGAACAGGCTTTGAGTGATGCGGCGTATGCGCGGCTTAAGGGTGATTTTGAGGGTAGGCACTCTGGGTTGGAAAATGCCCATAAGCCAATGATCCTTGAGATGGGCCTCGACTGGAAAGCGATGGGAATGAACGCTGAAGATAGCCAATTCCTTGAAACCCGTAAATTTCAACTTGAAGAGATATGTCGCCTGTTTCGGGTTCCCATGCATCTGGTGCAAAACACCGACCATGCAACATTCAGTAATATTGAGAATCTCGGTATTGGTTTTATTAATTATTCTTTGGTGCCTTACCTCACCCGGATTGAACAACGTATCAATATCGGTCTGGTACGCGAATCAAAGCAGGGTGAATTTTACGCCAAATTCAATGCTGGGGCGTTATTACGGGGAGATATGAAGTCTCGTTTTGAGTCTTATGCGACCGGAATTAACTGGGGCATATTCTCCCCGAATGATTGCCTGGAGTTAGAAGATAGAAACCCACGTCCGGGCGGTGACATCTACCTCACCCCAATGAACATGACCACTAAACCGCAAGAAAGCAAAACCAAACCTACTGAGGATCAAAAACATGCTGACTAAGCAACGCATGGATTTCCCGCTAAAGCTGAAATCAGTCAGTGACTCGGGAGAGTTTGAGGGCTATGGCTCCGTCTTTGGCGTGAAAGACAGCTATGACGATATTGTTGTGCCAGGTGCTTTCATCAAATCATTGAATGCATGGCGGGATAAAAATGCCCTGCCTGCCATGTTATGGCAACACCGCATGGATGAGCCGATCGGTATTTATACCGAAATGAAAGAGGATGATGTCGGGTTGTTCGTTAAGGGACGATTGTTAATTGACGACGACCCACTCGCCAAACGCGCTCACGCACATATGAAGGCCGGTTCTTTAACCGGCCTTTCTATTGGGTACATGCTCAAGGATTGGGAGTACGACCGCAATAAAGAAGCATTTTTACTGAAGGAAATTGATCTATGGGAAGTTAGCCCGGTGACCTTTCCATCTAACGATGAGGCGCGGGTCAGTGATGTGAAATCTGCCTTTGCCCGCGGTGAAACACCATCCCCAAAAAGTATTGAAAGAGTCCTGCGCGACGTTGGGCTTTCTCGCACTCAGGCCAAAGCATTTATGGCTGAAGGATATGGCGCAATCTCTCTGCGAGAAGCAGATGAGGTTAATGACGCGCTTAATGCACTGAAATCTATTAAATTTTAATTTGGAGAGTTACCCATGGCTGTTGAAATCAAAGATGTAGAGCAGGTCGCGCAGGAGCTTAATCAGAAATTCTCTGAGTTTAAAGAGAAAAACGATAAACGCCTTGATGCGGTTGAGCAGGAAAAAGGCAAACTGGCTGGGGAAGTGGAGACGCTTAACGGCAAACTGACTGAACTGGATAATTTAAAAGCCAGCCTGGAAGAAGAAATTAAGTCACTGAAACGCCCAGGTGGTGGTACCAACACCAAAACAGCGACCGAGCACAAATCTGCCTTTATGCAGTTTGTTCGCAAGGGCAAAGAAGATGGACTGCGTGAGCTTGAACAAAAAGCGCTGAATACCAGCACTGATGCAGATGGTGGTTATGCGGTACCTGAAGAGCTGGATCGTACCTTGCTGGATATCCTGAAAGATGAAGTGATTATGCGTCAGGAATCCACCGTTATTACCGTGGGCACCAGTGACTATAAGAAACTAGTCAATTTGCACGGTGCAGGTTCCGGTTGGGTTGGTGAGCAAGCGGAGCGTCCGGCAACGGGCACACCGCGTTTAGAGCAAATCATTCCATTTATGGGCGAGATATACGGTAACCCGCAAGCCACTCAAACCATGTTGGATGATGCTTTCTTTAATGTTGAGACGTGGATTAATGACTCTTTGAGCATGGAATTCTCCGAACAGGAAGAAATTGCATTCACAACTGGCAGTGGTGTGCTGAAACCTAAAGGTTTTCTCGCTTATGCGTCTACCGATGAAAAGGATAGTGTGCGGGCATTTGGCAAGTTGCAGCACCTTCTGTCTGGATCCGCCGCTGCAGTAACAGCCGACAGTATCATTCAAATGATTTACACCTTGCGAAAAGTTCACCGCAAAGGTGCTAAGTTTATGATGAATAACAACTCATTGTTCAAAATTCGCATTTTGAAAGATGAGCGTGGTGATTACCTGTGGCGTCCGGGCTTAGAGCTTGATCAGCCGTCTATGTTGGCCGGTTATGGTATTGCTGAAAACGAGCAAATGCCGGATATCGTTGCAGATGCCAAAGCGATTGCATTCGGTAACTTCAAGCGCGGTTACACCATTGTTGACCGTATCGGCACCCGCATTCTTCGCGATCCTTACACTAACAAACCGTTTGTTGGTTTCTATACCACCAAGCGTACTGGTGGGATGCTGGCTGATTCTCAGGCTATCAAGCTGCTGAAAATCGGCGCAGCTGCATAACATTGCCAATTAATCCAATGGGGCCTGATGGCCCCTTTCTTTTGAGGTGTCTATGCACACACTGACTAAAAATCTTGAGTGGTCTCCTGACGGTTGCCACGTTGAAATACTGCCTGCGGGTGAATATGAAAAGTTGCCAGCCCGCGCTCTGGTCATTGCTTCACAGTTAAATATTCTGGAATTAGTTGACCTTCAACTGCCGGAGCAAAAAGCTGATGCTCAGCCAGAGCAGCCAGAGCAGCCAGAGCAGCTAACGGCTAAAAAGGGTAAGAAATAATACCTCTGAGGGCTAATCATGTTACTGAAAATCGAACAAATAAAAGCCCAGTGTAAAATTGATCCGGAGTTCAATCATGAGAATGAGTTACTAACACTTTATGCCGAAGCAGCAGAAAAGAAGGTAGCCAGCTACTTAAACCGGAATATTTATGAGACTGAGGTGCCAGAAACTGATCCCAAAGGTCTTGTTGTCAGCAGTGATATTAAGCTGGCTATGCTGGCTCTTATCACTCATTGGTATGAAAACCGCTCATCAGTCAGCGATTACGAACAATCAGAAGTCCCGATGAGTTTTTATTTTCTGGTTGGTTCCTACAGGTTTAGCCCATGACTCAACGCCGATTTACTGAAATCAATGCTACCTATCGGGCACCGGCTCCCGGTGAACTGAATAAGCGCGCCCAGTTCCGCGCCCGCGAAGATGTTCCCGGCAACGGTCATATGGGTGTTGATACCGTTTATCACAATAAGTTCGATACCTGGGCAAAGCTGTCAGCCATTGGTGATTCTGTCCGTATTGGTTCGGTGCAGATAGATGTCGCCATTACGCACCGAATTGTTATCCGCTACCGAACTGGCGTTACCACGGATGATGAGGTGGTGATCAATAAAATGGTTTATCGAGTCAAAGGAACCACGAACCTGAATGAAGCCAGCCGCTTTTTAGTTATAACCGCTGAAGAGCTGGGAGCTGTGGAAGTTATTGGGGAGGGGCATTAATGGCGATTGAGAACTCTACCAGTGGTCTTTATCTGCACGTCGATTTTGATAAAGAAACCGAAATCACCTTTAACAAGGCGAGGGTACGACGGGCATTTGTTAGTGTCGGCCAGAATGTTCTGCGTGAATCGCGTCGGTTAGTGGCACGGCGGGCAATATCGAAAGCAGGAGAATCTCCAGGCTACCGTACAGGTCGGCTGGCTAAATCCATAGGTTATCGCGTCCCTACAGCAACGGCAAACCGCCCCGGCTTTCTCGTCCGGATCGCTCCAAACCAGAAAGGCGGCAAAGGTTCGCGTCCTATTGAGGGCGCGTTCTATCCTGCTTTCCTGTTTTATGGTGTTAAACATGGCGCTCGTCGCAATAAAAATCACCGTCGCGGTGGTGCTGGTGGGGATGGCTGGAAAATCAAACCCCGTAAAAACTTTATGGAGCAGGCGTTATTCAACCGGCAGGCGTGGATTCAGCGTGTGTTGTTTGAAGCGTTGCAAAGCTCAGTGAGGCCCGTTAAAAAATGAAACTTTCATTAGTTATTGCCGCACTTCGATTGCGTTGTCCATCATTTGAAGATCGAGTATCCGGGGCGGCTGAATACAAGCCTATTCCTGAAGTTACAAAGATGAAACTACCTACAGCCTGGGTAATTCCGCTGGATGATAATGTCGGTGAACAAAAGTCAAAAACTGACTACTGGCAGGATCTCACTGATGGTTTTGCTGTGATTGTGGTGCTGGATAACACACCTGATCAACGTGGGCAAAAGGCTGCGTTTGATGCCGTCGATAACATCCGTGCTGAGTTGTTTAAAGCACTGTTGGGCTGGGAACCAGAATCTTGCTATGACCCGATTCAGTATGACGGTGGCAACCTGCTGGATATGAACCGCGCTCATCTTTATTACCAATATGATTTCTCAGCCACGCGGGATATCACAGTCGAAGATACCCATCAGTGGGACGACCTTCAGCAACTTGAAGAACTGGAGAAAATCATGGTGGATGTCGATTTTATGACCCCTGACGGCACCATTGAACACAAGTTAAACATCCCCCTTAACGACGAGTAACCCCTTATGCATGTGATCCCCAAAGATGGCCGGTCAGTTCCCGACCCGGTTAGAGGCGACTTTTTGCCCGCAGAGGGCCGAAACGTCGATGAAAATATTTACTGGCACCGCCGGTTAGCGTCAGGAGAAGTGACCGTAAAGGCCGCAGAACCTGAAGAAACCGCACCACCGGCACCCATCGTTCAACTTGAGCAGAAGGCCAAAAAACAATGATCAGCTTTAACAACATCCCTAATGATTTACGGGTGCCGTTGTTCTTTGCCGAAATGGACAACAGCGCGGCGAATACGGCACAAGACAGTGGGCCTTCGCTCATTATCGCCCACGCACTGGCAACCAGTTCGATTGAAAAGAATACGCTCGTCATTATGCCGTCGGCAGATCGGGCGGGGCAGGTGGCCGGGCGGGGTAGCCAGCTCGCACGAATGGTTGCGGCATACCGATCTGTTGATCCCTTTGGTGAGTTGTGGGTAGTTGCTGTCCCTGAAGTAGCCAGCACACCAGCAACAGGAAAGCTAACTGTCACCGGTACCGCGCAAGCCTCCGGCACATTGTCGATTTATATCGGCTCTATCCGAGTTCAAGTCGTGGTTACTGCGCTGGATACTCCGGCAATTATCGGTACCAGTATCGCTGCGGCGGTTAATGCTCTGCTTGATTTGCCGGTTACCGCAGTTGCGGCGGCGGGCGTCGTTACTCTTACAGCCAAAAACAGCGGGCTTACTGGTAACGGTTTGCCTATCAGCCTGAACTATCGCGGTACTGTCGGCGGTGAGCAGAATCCATCCGGCGTGAATGTTGCGATTGTTCCAATGGCGGGTGGTGCTGGCGCTCCGGACCTGTCAGCGACTATTGCCACCTTAGGCGATGAATTGTTTGATTTTATCGCTTTCCCGTTCAATGACTCAGCATCACTGGCCACCATCGGCAAAGAGATGAACGACGATACCGGCCGCTGGAGCTGGTCGCGGCAGTTATACGGCCATGTGTATACCGCGAAAGTGGGTGATTTGTCGGATCTGGTGGCTTTGGGTGCCACGTTCAACGACCCACATCTGACTATTGCCGGGTATGAAACCGGCGTACAGATGGCAACGGATGAGCTGATTGCAGCACGAACCGCGCGTAATTCGGTGTTTATCCGCAATGATCCGGCACGACCTACGCAAACCGGCTTGCTGAATGGCGCATTACCAGCTCCAGTTGGTACGCGTTTCATTCTGTCAGAGCAGCAATCACTGTTAACCCATGGCATCGCCTCGGCTTACAGCGAGGGCGGGGTGTTGCGTATTCAACGCGATATCACCACTTATCAGAAAAATACCTACGGCAATGCTGATAACAGTTTCCTTGATAGTGAGACGTTACATACCAGCGCCTATGTGTTGCGCCGGTTGAAGTCGGTTATCACCAGTAAGTACCCGCGCCATAAGCTGGCGAACGATGGTACTCGTTTCGGTGCAGGTCAGGCGATTGTTACGCCGAATGTTATTAAGGGGGAGATGCTCTCAATTTATCGCCAACTGGAGCGTGCAGGCATTGTTGAGAACTTTGACCTGTTCAAGCAATACCTGATCGTCGAGCGTAACGCTGATAACCCTAACCGGCTCGATGTGCTGTTCCCGCCTGATTATGTGAACCAACTGCGAGTGTTCGCAGTGCTAAATCAGTTCCGTCTGCAATATAGCGAAGAGGTGGTCTAAATGACGAGTAAACGAATTGGCGGCACTTGCTATTTCAAAGTCGATGGCCAGCAATTATCTCTGACTGGTGGCATTGAGGTGCCAATGAACACAGCGGTGAAAGATGATGTGATCGGTATGGATGGCTCGGTGCACTATAAAGAAACCCACAGGGCCCCCTATATCAAAGGTACTTTTAAAGTTGAATCCAATTTTCCTACCAGCAAGCTGACAACATCCGATGCCATGACCATTACCGCAGAGTTAGCGAATGGCATGGTTTATGTACTTTCTGAATCTTGGCAGCACAGTGAGTCTAACCATAATGCCGAAGAGGGTACGGTAGATATGGAATTCCACGGACAAGAGGGCTTTTACCAATGAAACTGACATTAACAGCACCGATTACCGCGCATGGTGAAGAAATTAAAGAGATTGAGATGAGAGATCCTACGGGTAAGGATGTTCGTGAAATCGGATATCCCTATCAACTTAATCCTGATGAGTCAGTGAAATTATTATCTGCTGCAGTATGCAAATACATCACTCGACTTGGCAATATTCCACCCAGTGCAGTGGATTCAATGTCTCCGGCCGATTTAAATCTTGCAGGCTGGGCGGTGGCCCGTTTTTTCCTCGGCAGTTAACGCCAGATGATCTTGTTGCCCGCTATTTTAATTGCGCCAAATACTGGGGCATTAATCCAATAGAAATGCTTGATCAGTCATTTTCTTCCCTCGATTTATTGGAGAAACAGGCTATCCGCATAGAGCAGGAGATAAAAAATAATGGCGGATAGTTTCCAGCTAAAAGCACTCATTACAGGTGTTGATAAACTGTCTCCGGCTTTAGGCCGGATTCAGAAGAACATGCGTTCATTTCGTCGGAACCTTGATAAAAGCTCAGCGGGCGCAATGCCATTAGCGGCAGGGTTAGTTGCTGGTTTGGCGGGGGCTGGTATTGCTTTTGCAAAACAGGAGGATGCAGCAACGGGCTTAAAAGTTGCCATGATGGGCGCTGGTGGATCTGTCGGTATCGAATTCGAAAAGATTAATAAACTAGCTGTCGGATTGGGTAATAAATTACCTGGCACTACCGCTGATTTCCAAAACATGATGCAGATGTTGGTCAGGCAAGGTATCCCCGCTACTAATATTTTAAGTGGTGTGGGCGAAGCCTCCGCTTATCTGGCTGTACAGTTGAAGAAAACCCCTGAAGCCGCCGCAGAGTTCGCAGCAAAAATGCAGGATGCTACAGGAACCGCGTCTAATGACATGATGGGGCTGTTTGATACCATCCAAAAAGCCTTTTATATGGGGGTGGATGACACCAACATGCTGGCTTTCTTCGGTAAGACTAGCTCTGTCTTGAAGATGGTAAACAAAGACGGACTTACTGCTGCCAGAGCATTAGCCCCGATCTCGGTCATGATGGATCAGATGGGGATGCAGGGTGAAGCATCAGGTAACGCATTACGTAAGGTGTTTCAGGCAGGCTTTGACGGCAAGAAGATGAATGCCGCCAATAAGTTACTGGGTAAAAAAGGTATTAAGCTCGATTTTACCGACGGTAAGGGCGAGTTTGGTGGTCTGGATAATATGTTTAATCAACTCCAGAAATTACAATCACTGACTACCAAGCAAAAAACCACCATTATCAAACAGATATTTGGTGATGATGCAGAAACACTGCAAGTGGTAGATGCCCTTATTACCAAAGGTAAAACCGGCTACGATGAAGTATTGCAGCGGATGAATAAGCAGGCGACGCTGCAGCAACGTGTTGATGCTCAGTTAGGTACGCTTACCAACTTATGGGAAGCCATGACAGGCACCGCAGTAAATGGACTGGCCGCAATTGGCGGGGCATTCGCGGGTGATGCAAAACATGTGGTGACCTGGCTGGGGGATTTAGCCGAGCGGTTCAGCGACTTTGCAGCGACTAACCCTGAGGTTATCCGTGGAGCTATTGGCCTTGCTGCTGGGTTTGTTGTCCTGAAGTTGAGTATGCTGGGTGTGAATATTGCTCTTGGGCTGATAAGTAAAACTATCGGTATGAGTCCCATTGGTATGATTATTCGTATTGTAGCGATGGGCGCAGGCTTAATACTGGCTAACTGGGGAACTCTTGGCCCGTGGTTTAAAAATATGTGGGACTCAATTACCGGTTGGTTCAGCACTGCGTGGGAATTTATCAAGGAGTGCAGCGCAACAGGCTGGCAGTTTGTCAAAGACCTATTTTTCAACTACCACCCACTAGGCATTATTATTGAGAATTGGGAGCCGATAGTTGGCTGGTTTAAAGATATGTGGGAGCGCGTCAGCGTTTATATTGAGCCAATCCTCAATGCGATGAATAAAGTGAAAGGGTGGGCTAATGATGGTTGGGATTATGTTTTCGGTGACGATAATAGCGGACAACCCGCCACGCAGGGATTATCACCACAATCCAATAATTACCTACTATCTAGCCAAAGCCAGCAGAAAGTTAACGGCGAAATGACGGTTAAGTTTGAAAACGCCCCGCCGGGCATGAATGTGGTCAGCACCCAAAGTAATCAGCCTGGTTTTGGGATGGGTTATGATGTTGGTTACAGTCGGTATGCCTATCCAAAATAAAGGAGTTATCGTGAGACTCATTGTGTTAGTCATTTCATTATTGAGTGCGAATATTACCTATGCAGCTTGCACTTCACCGGTTACAGAACAGGGATTACTCCATTCTATTGGGGTGGCACCGGTAACTAATAACATTAGCAAAGAGCAGGGAGCCATTAAACACACCTATCATTTTAGAAAAGTCAGTACTCCTGAAGATGATTTTGCTGATGACAACGCTGCTTGGGAGCCTGACTTTAATATTGAAGTCATTAACCCAGCCTGTATAAGCAAAGTGAATGTTGTGTTTTATGTGGATGATGCTCAAGCAAAAATAAGTAGCAGTAATATTAAATTTGCCGGTAATGCTTATGGCTATCTGACAGGGGCAGATGTGGCGATATTCCACAATCAATTGAATAAGCTAAAAGAGGTTCAATGGTTCAAGCCATCCACGGATCGGGTTGATATGTACTTCTGGCGAAATGAAGGGAAGCCAGAACTTTATACCATTGGCTTCACGTTTAAAGGGGTTTAAATCCCGATAGAAATTAAAGTTCTTTCTGACCCACTTCGGTGGGTTTTTTTATGCCCGGAGAATGTATGAGCTGGAAAGATAAGCTATTACCGGCCTCGTTTCGTGGTGTGCCATTTAAAACGCAGGATGATGAGGCCACTTTCGGGCGCCGGACACAGACCCACGAATATCCCAACCGCGATAAACCTTATTCCGAGGATTTGGGGCGGGTAACGCGCCGCGATACCATTTCAGCCTATCTGATTGGTGATGATTATCAGGCGCAGCGCGATCAACTGATCACTGCTATTAATCAGGAGGGGTCGGGGAAATTGATTCACCCGCAGTACGGCGAGCTAAATGTCTGTATCGACGGTGAGATCAGGGTTAGCCATAACGCGGCTGATGGCCGTATGTGCACCATCAGTTTTAATTTTGTTGAAGCCGGTGAACTCTCTTTCCCCACCTCTGGTGTTGCCACTGGCCAGAAGCTGGTTTCTTCCTGTGATGCCATGACCGACTGTGTCACGGATGCCTTCGGTAAGGATTTCAGGCTGGAGGGCATGGCTGACTTTATCCAGAACGGTGTGATCAGTGATGCCAGCGACATGATGAACACCGCGATCAAAACCTTTGACGGCGTGAATTCGGCTATTGCTGACGCGGGCCGCTTGCTGGATGGCGACTTGTCGGTGCTGCTGATGCCACCCAGCTCCGGCATGAATTTTGTTAACCGCCTGCAACGTATGTGGCGTTCGGGCAATAGTCTGCTGGGTAACAGTGGCGACATCATCAATAAGATTAAGGGGCTGAGCGGGTTTACTGTGGGTCGTGATCTGGCGCCACGCGGGGTATGGAAAACGGACAGCAAAACCATTCAGACTCAGACGACCCAGCGCAATGTTGTGGCTCAGGCCATCCGTACTACCGCACTGACTGAAGCCGCACAGAGCGTAGCTGATTTACCACAGGCCCGCCCGCCACTGACTGCCACGGTGACACCACAGGCGCAACTGCCGCTGGTCACTCATCCGGCGGTCACATCGCTCAGCGACACAGTAGCGGCTACTCCGCCAGTGACTTATGAGGTATTGACAGAGATCCGCGACACACTCAATACCGCCATTGATCAGGAGCTGTTGCGGGTGACGGATGATGCACTGTTTCTGGCGATCAACACCGTGCGCGCTGATGTCAATCGCGATATCAGCATGCGGCTCGAGCAGATAGAAAAAACCACCTTCCGCACCCCTGATGAAGTGCTGCCCGCGCTGGTGCTGGCGGCTGACTGGTATGACTCCGCCGCGCGCGAAACTGACATTATCGGTCGCAATCAAATCACCCATCCCGGCTTTGTGCCGGTGAAAACACTACAGGTGCCCATCCGATGAATAACGATGTCACGTTGCGAGTCAATGGCCGCGAGTGGGTAGGCTGGACGTCGGTCTCTATCTCGGCCGGTATCGAACGTTTGGCCCGTGATTTTAATGTGGAAATTACCCGTCAATGGCCCGGCAGCGAAGAGGCCGGACATCTGCAGCCCAGAGTGAAAAAGGGCGATGCGGTCACAGTGTTGATTGGTACTGATTTGGTGGTCACCGGCTATATCGATGCCACGCCAGTACGCTATGACGCCCGCTCAGTATCGGTGGGTATTGTTGGCCGCAGTAAAACAGAAGACCTGATCGACTGCGCCGCCCTGATAACCCAATTTACCGGGCGCTCTTTTGTCCAGATAGCGACCCAGCTGGCCGCGCCCTTTGGTGTCTCGGTGGTCAATGCGGGAGTGGAAAACACCCCGATGCAGGGGTTACAGGTGGATTACGGTGAAACGGTGGTCGATGTGCTGGATAAGATGATGGGCATTCAGCAGGTACTGGCCTATGACAATCCAGCCGGTGCATTGGTGATTGGCCCGGTGGGAGCCTCACGCACTATTACCGCGCTGGTGCTGGGGGAAAATATCATTTCCTGTGACACCGAACAGAGCATTAAAGACCGTTTTTCTGAATATTTGGTTGCCGGTCAACGGTCGGGTAATGACGACGATTTTGGTGCTGCCACTACCAATGCCATCCGGGCTAAAACGGTAGACGGTGGCGTCAGCCGCTATCGACCGATGGTGATCAAGCAGAGCGGTAATGCGACGGGTTCCTCGGTGATTGAACGCAGTCAGTTTGAGATGCTACGGCGGGCAGCGCGTACCGATGAAGTGACCTATACGGTGCAGGGGTGGCGGCAGGGGAACGGCGATTTGTGGTCGCCCAATCAACTGGTCACGGTGTTCGATCCGGTGCTGGGCTTTAACCACCGCGACATGTTAATCGCGGAGGTGACCTACAGCAAAAACGAACAGGGGACCATCACCCAGTTACGGATCGGCCCCGCTGATGCCTATCTGCCAAAACCGCCTAACCCTGACAAAAAGCGCCGTAAAAAAGCCGAAGAGGACGAATTCTAATGAATCGATTGTTTGCGGGGATACAGCGCGGCCTGTCCAATATGCTGGTTCGGGCGGTGGTTCGCCGCCTTGATTCCAGCAGTAAAAACCAGATGCTGCAAATTCAGATGATTGCGGATGAGTTGAAAGAAAACATCGAACATCTGGAACCTTATGGCTTTACCAGCGCCGCCCACACAGGCGCGGAGGCGTTCGCCGCTTTCCCCGATGGCGACCGCTCGCACGGGGTGGTGTTAGTGGTGGCTGATCGTCGGTACCGGATTAAAGGGTTAAAGGATGGGGAGGTGGCCATTTACAGCGATGAGGGCGACAGCATTATTCTCAAGCGCGGCAACAAAGTAGAGGTGAACACCAAACAGTACATTGTTAATGCCGAGGAAAAAGCGGTATTCAACACCCCACTTATCGAAGCTGCAGGGGGGATAAAAGCCGTTGGTAACATTGAGTCTGCTGCTGATATTAAAGATAAAACCAGCACCATAGCGACTATGCGTGAGCAGTTCAATTTGCACGATCACCCACATGGCGAACCGAATACTGACAAGCCTAACCAGAAGATGGAGTAACTCATGATCCTGATGGTGAATGGTCAACAACAATTAGCCTCCACGCCTACTGATAACTTAACTCGCGCAGTGATTATTTCTCTTTTCACCTGGCGTCGAGCTGATCCGGATGATGATTCAGAACAGCCGATGGGGTGGTGGGGGGACAGCTATCCCACGATACAAAATGACCGTATTGGTTCCCGTTTGTACTTGCTTCAGCGCACCACACTGACCCATAACACCGTCGAACTGGCCAGAGGCTACTTAGAACAGGCGTTAGCCTGGCTAAAAGACGACGGCATAGTTTCACGAATAGCCATCAATGTGCAGCGGCGCGGTACCGAGATACTGACTGCCGAGATAACCCTGTATCGCAATGATGGCAGTTCTCAGCTAATCACATTTGATGATTTATGGAGTGCCCTCAATGGCTGACAGCGGATTTAACCGCCCGACACTTCCCCAACTGATTACCCAAATCCGCAGTGACCTGAATTCTCGCTTCCAAACTGATGCCGTGCTGCGCCGTACCGACACCGAGGTATACAGCCGGGTGCATGCGGCGGCAGTGCATACGGTTTACGGCTACATCGATTACCTGGCCCGCAACCTGTTACCGGATCAGTGCGATGAGGATTGGTTAACGCGCCACGGCAATATGAAGCGTTGCCCACGCAAGGAACCCGCAACGGCGACCGGTTTTGTGCGCTGGGAGGGGGTCACCAACGGTATTGAAGTGCCTGCCGGCAGAGTGATTCAACGTGATGATTTGCAGGAGTACACCACCACGGCGACGGCGACTGCTGTTGCGGGGGTTCTGCGGGCACCGGTGATTTGCTCGGTGGCTGGCACTTTGGGTAATACTGACGATGGTATCAGCATGGTGCTGACCCAACCGATTAACGGTTTGCCATCATCTGCCGCCGCTGACAGCATTGAGGGCGGTACTGATGTGGAGCCAGTGGACGAGTGGCGGGCGCGAGTCATTGAGCGGTGGTATTACACCCCGCAAGGCGGCGCTGATCCTGACTATATTATCTGGGCTAAAGAGGTACCTGGCGTCACTCGCGCCTGGACTTATCGCCACTGGATGGGAACCGGCACGGTTGGTGTGATGGTGGCCAATAGCAATCTTGAAAACCCTATTCCGGATAACGCCGTAGTCGGCGCGGTGCGTGATCACATTCTGCCGCTGGCTCCGGTGGCAGGGGCCAGCCTCTATATCCTTGCGCCAGTGGCAAAAGTGGTGCCGTTCCATATTCGCCTCACCCCCGACACACCAGAAGTGCGCTATGCGGTCATTGCTGAGTTACGCGCTATGTTTCTGCGTGATGGGGTGCCGGGTGGAACACTGGATCACTCGCGTATCAGCGAGGCTATCAGTATTGCCACTGGGGAATATAAGCACGTTCTGGTCAGCCCGACCGATGATATCCCGCTGGCTGCCACAGAATTGCCGATTGTGGGAGAGCTAACGTGGACTTAACCGACAGCTATAGCCAATTATTAACAAACCTGCTGCCGCGCGGCCCGGCATGGGAGGGGGATGATCCTCTACTGCTGGGATTGGCACCGTCCTATTCTCGCGCCCATCAGCACGGCGATAGCCTGATGCTAGAGGTTGATCCGCGCACCACCACTGAGCTTATCGATCGCTATGAGCAGATAACGGGCCTGCCGGACTCATGCGCACCGCCTGGGGTACAGACCTTGGCCCAGCGGCAACAGCGGCTGGATGCAAAAATTAACATTACAGGCGGGATTAACAAGGCGTTCTATCTGGCACAACTGGCGGCACTGGGCTATCCGGATGCCACTATCACCCAGTTTGAAAGTGATGTTTTCCGCTGCACTTCGACCTGCATTGATTCGCTTTATTCAGACGAGTGGCGCTACTGGTGGCAGGTCAACATGCCGAATGTCACCCAGATAACTGACATGACCTGCGCCTCTGTCTGCAGCGACAGCCTGAGAACATGGGGCGACACCACCGCTGAATGCGTCATTAACAAACTTTGCCCATCGCACACCTATGTGACTTTCTTATACCCGGAGTAACTCTTTATGCATCGTATTGATACCCCAACCGCCCAGGTTGATAAATTTGGCTCGGGTAAGAACGGCTTTACCCGTGGTAACCCACAGACTGGCGTACCGGCCACGGCATTGGATGATGATTACTTTGATGCTATTCAAGAGGAGATCGCCGGGGTTGTTGAATCCACTGGTGTGGCGCTTGATAAATCCAACAGAACTCAGTTATTGACCGCACTGAAAAAACTATTTTTACGGACGGGTAATAACTTTTCTGAAATTGCGGCGGCTGGCTCTGCTGCGGTGGCTGCTGCTCTCGCAAATCTGGGATTAAGTGACGTGGCCCACCTTCCACAATTAACCGGTGTTATTGGCACATCACGCAATGCAAAAATGAGTGTTGCAGCGGCCTCGGCAACGGCTACTTTCACCGCTGATGAATTAATCGTGCAAGCTGTGCTGGGAGGACGCCAGTACAAGCTGGCTAGCTTCAACAAGACAATTAACCTTGCCACTACTGGCGCGGGTGGGATGGATACCGGTACTGTGCCAGCCAACGGCTTTGTTGCGTTATATGCTATTTATAACCCAACAACCCAGATATCAGCATTGCTTGCTGTGAATGCATCATCAGTTGTTGCTCCGGAGGTGTACGGCGGCAGTAATATGCCTGCGGGTTATATGGCATCAGCGCTTGTTAGTGTTTTACCTACCAGTTCATCTCAACTTGCTCCAGTGATTCAGCAGGGGCGAAGAGTCTCAATTGTTGGTGCTAGCATCCTATCCGGATCTGGTGCTCCATCTTCTCTTGCTGCCATTACGGTTAGCGCAGTTCCCCTGAATACGACTCTAATCAGGATGTCGGCCACTGTTGGGATCACCGTAATGGATACAACGGGTGTTCTTGAAGTTGCCGCGAATGCAGCTCTTGTTGCATCAAAGCGCGTATCTCTGGGGGCTGCGGGAACTGGCGGGACACTAAGTACGACGAGCTACATGGAAATGCCCGTGGTTGATAATTCACGAAATATTTATTGGCGAGTACAGAGCGCTAATATCGCCTATGGAATAACTGCTATGGGGTATGAATTCTAATGGAAAAATACTATGCGAAACTCGACAAGAATGGTGAAATCACGACAATGTATTACGGACTTCAGGAAGATAAAACATTCGTCGAAGTCGATTTTTCAAGTGAGTTGTACAAAACCTTTTACGAATCAATGCCGGTAGCTATTGGACTTTCATTGCCTGACCCGGTGTAGTTGGCCAACTCCAACTATAAATACAACCGGGCTTAATTGCCCGGCCTATTCATTAGTAAGATACCTCAGTAACTCACCGCTGCACTGGGCCTTAATTTAAATAGTTCACACCTGCATCACTGATCCCGGCATCAATATAATCAATCCGTTTTTGTAACTCACTAACGATATGCCGCGCCTGCTCAACCGTTATCTCCATTGTCTGAATCACTTCCGCATTGGATAAGATTGGTGGGCTTTTTACCTTGGCATTGAAAATCATGGATTTGCTGCGTATTGAATGGTTGATGGTCAGAGAGTCAAATTTATAGATCACAGAAAAATTCTGTTCGAAGCCTTTTGTTGCTGACATGAGTAGATCCTCAGATAGATAAATTACTGTTTAAAGATACAGTAAAAATTATCTTCTTTGAAGATCCAGTGGCTTACTAAAAATGCGCATAATTTCACTTCACAAGAAAAATCTCATTCATTAAGCTGTATGTATATACAGTTAATTATGGATTTGAATGATGATTTTTTACAAACTTTCTCCGCTTCGTGAAATCGTTCCTATCCCGTTGTTTAGCGAGAAAATCCCTGCTGGATTTCCCAGCCCGGCAGCGGATTATGTAGAACGGCCACTTGATCTGAATGAGCTATGCATTGCTCATCCTGCGGCGACTTACTTTGTGCGGGTATCTGGCAATTCGATGACCGGAGCCGGTATTTATGACGGCTCCCTACTGGTTGTCGATCGTAGTATTACGGCAAAACATGGCGACATTATTATCGCGGCAATCGGAGGGGAGTTCACTGTAAAAAAACTGTGCTTACATCCTGTTGTGCAACTTGAGGCAATGAATCCAGACTATGCCCCTATCGTTTTGAATGATGGAGGAGACGATTTAGAAACGTTTGGCGTGGTGAGATATGTCATTAACGAGGCGGCCCATGTTTGCCCTCGCTGACGTTAATTCTTTTATGCATCCTGTGAGTCTGTATTTCGGCCGGACTTACAGGGGAAGCCGATAGTTGTTCTTTCAAACAATGATGGCTGTGTCATAGCCCGTAGCCGTGAAGCCAAATTGCTTGGCATTAAAATGGGCGAGCCCTATTTCAAGATGCGCAATCTGATCCAAAAATATGGTGTGGTTACCTTCAGCAGTAACTACGAGCTTTATGCTGATATGTCTAACCGGGTTATGACTGTGCTTGAATCTATGTCGCCAGCCACGGAAATATACTCAATTGATGAGGCATTTCTGAATGTATCTGGGGTAAATCATTGCATGAGCCTGGATCAGTTTGGCCGTGACGTTCGGCAGCGGGTATTGCAGTGGACCGGCCTCACTGTAGGTGTAGGGATAGCCCAAACGAAAACCCTGGCTAAGCTGGCAAATCATGCCGCCAAACAGTGGAGTAAGACGGGGGGCGTGTTGGATTTATCCGATCCTGTCAGACAACGTAAGCTACTCGCAATAACCCCCGTACAGGACATCTGGGGAATTGGTCGCCGCATTGGTAAAAAGCTAAATCTACTCGGAATCAACACAGCATTACAGCTGGCTGATACTCATTCACAGTTTGTGCGTAAAAACTTCAATGTGGTATTAGAGCGAACGGTCAGAGAACTGAATGGTGAGCAATGCCTGGAGTTGGAAGAGTTCGCCCCGACTAAGCAGCAGATTGTGTGTAGCCGATCCTTTGGCGAGCGGATCACTAATTATCAGGATATGCGCGAAGCTATCTGCGGCTATGCCGTGCGCGCGGCTGAAAAACTCCGTGGTGAGCATCAATATTGCAGGCATATATCAGCCTTTATCAAAACCAGCCCTTTTGCACTCAATGAGCCTTACTATGGCAACATTGTGAGCACTAAGCTTCATATCCCCACTCAGGATTCACGGGACATTATCGCTGCTGCATTAGGGTGCCTTGATGCGATATGGAAGGATGGCTATCGTTATCAAAAGGGCGGGGTGATGCTGGGTGATTTCTATAGCCAGGGTGTGGCTCAATTGGGGTTGTTCGATGATAACCAGCCCAAGGCTAACAGTGCCGCGTTGATGGCTGTTCTGGACGATATCAATAAATCAGGCAAGGGGAAGGTGTGGTTTGCTGGACAAGGCATACAAAAGGCATGGCAGATGAAACGTGAGATGTTATCGCCTGCATACACTACCCGGTGGTCTGAATTGCCCGTTGCGCGATGA